TAATTCAGTTATTACGTATAATCCTATAATTAATGGATTAATAAAATAACCAACTTTACATTGTGGTCTTATATGACCTGCCATTACCCCCCCTACGCTGATATAATTGTTTCTTCATTTTAAATTCCTTTATGATAATTCAACTAATACTTGGTCACCGGTTCCTCTTTTAAAAAGTAAATAAACTCTATTGGAATCGTTTGTATCAACCCATATCGCCATTCTATTATTTGCGCCTAAAGTAGGTTCTTCATTTTGAGAATAAACTTTTATTGATACTTCTCCAACTACGTCAAAATTCTGAGAAGTTCCCGTATCCGTATTTTGGGTATGGTCTAAAGAATTAGAATGCTTTTTATTTACGGCGTCTTTTAATTCTGCGGGAGAGGTTGCATTTTCTTCATCTCCATCCGTTAAATTACCGTGTAATAGAATATTTCCGCCTACATTGATTCTCCCTTCAACTAATATAAAGCCTGGCACATAAACTTTGCCATTTTTAAATAATTCCATAAGTAATATGCTATCAGTACCTTCTTCTCCATTATAAGTCCAAAATCCAAATCTTGCTGCATCTTCATCATTTTCAGAATAATCCGCTTGAAATTCAACCGAACCTCTGGCGACATAAATTCCGCCTTTTTTAAATAAACGAATGAAACCTCCGGAAGAAGGTTCTCCTATATTCAAATATTTTAAATCCTCTTCTGACTCGTAAACTGCTTTAATAGTATCTATTCCATTAAATACAACCCCTTTATTATCATCACTGATTATTCCTGAAGAAGCTAAACTTAACCATTGGTCTCCAAACTCTGAACCGTCGGGAGTAATATACCCCAGATTGTTTTTAATTCCTTCTGCTACTTTTTTATCATCATAATCAGAACTATTAAGGACTCTAATTATACTATTATCCCCATAAACTCCTATAGTTCCAATATTATTGTTATCTGAATATTTTACTGTATCTATCCGTATCCTAAAACTTCCGACTACATTGATACATTTCTTACTATTTGCTGTAACTTTTATACTAAGATAGTCTATTCTTATATAAGCATAACAATTTCTTATATAAAAGCCATCATCGCTACTAGTAATTAAAGCGTTTGCAGGTGTAGTAGTAACTCCTCTAATTCTTAATTCTCCGCCATAAAAACCTAAAATTTCTGTTTTTCCCGTGTAGTTTAAACTTGATTGTAAATATATTACCGCAGATTTATAACCTAAATTTTTAGGTAATAAATTAATAGCTTTTTGAATTGTTGCAAAAGGTAATGCGGACGTTCCGGGGTTATCATTACTGCCCGTATCTGGATTAATATAATAATTAATATTTTCAGTTAATCTAGGCGTTATTTTTGCTACTCCAATTTCATTAACGCCGCCTTCATCAAGTATAGTATCAGCATTTTTAGTATGTTTTAAAGTAACTGCATCATCAATATTAGTAACACTTGAAGATGGTTTTCCAGTTATTAAACTCCAATCCACGGATGTTAATCCTATCTCTTTCCAATCCGTTAAACTTCCCGTGGGAGAAGCTATTGACCAAACATAGCCTTTATCCGTATCTTTTACAAACCTTATATCGTTTTCACCATTGCCGGTTATAGGTAAACTACTATAATTAGCAACAGGATCCTTTACGTGAAATTGTGTAGTTACTTCTGCAACTTTATCATCTACATATTTTTTAGTTATACCGTAACCCATTTTTTACGCCTTTAATTTATTAAGAGATTACTTTGTCTCCCTGTAACATATAAAATACGTTACTATTATGTCCGGTATCCGAACACCTTATTTCTAACTTACTTAAATTTTGAATAAGTAAATCAATATACATACCTGATTCTAACTTAATTGTAAAAGGATTTTCAGAGCCTTGATTAATTCTTACCTCTACATTATAACTGCCTCTATTATCAAAAAGTAACGCTTCAAAATCTACTCCGGAGACTAAAGTTACTTCTGTAAAAGTATTTCCATAACTAACTACATCTGTTAAAGTTCTAGAATAAGCATTTCCCATTTATTTTCTCCTTATTATATTTTTCCCGCAGCTCTTGCTTGAGATATTACAATTGCGGTATGCATTTTTACTGCCTGTTGTTTAGTAGGAAAACATTTTATTACACTTCCCAGTGGTTTATCAGTTTTAGAACCGGTTTTTTGAGGATGTGCGTGAATTACACACCACTTATTACCTCTCTTAACAACTTTCTTTTCTATCCAGTTATAATCATATATAGGAGATTCCATAATAAATGTTTCTCCGAAACTTTTTACTTGTTCTTCGGTAATTTTATTTTCATCTAAATTACTTTTTACTTCTTCTTCTGTCATAGAAGTTTGTTCAGGCTGCGGAAAGATATCTCCAAGACCTCCGGATAAAGTATCTCCGCCCTCAATTTCTTTCATATCAAAATATTTCTTTCTTGCTTCATTAGGAGTCATAATACGTCCACTTACAACTTGAACCGCAACAGAAGCATCGGAAACTTCATCTTTAACATCAATAGACTTATAACTTATTTTTACATCACTATATCCAAAGCCTTGCTGAACTAATACTTTTGTTAATTGATAAGTTTCCATCTCTAATAAAGGCTTTATTGCTTCCTCTTTATAAGCAGTTAATTGTTCCTTTGAATTTAACTTACCAGTAGTAGGATCTATTATACCTAATACTATAGGTTGCATAGAATATACCGTCATTATTTTACATAGTAACCATTTCTGATATTCTAAAAATTGCATATCCTTATTAGATACGTTCATTGGAATCCAATTTACTTTTCCATTTACTATAACCATTTTATGCGGTTGACCTTTTACTTCGGCTTTCCAATAGGTTCTAAATCTTTTTAAATCTGGCTCCGACATTCCTTCTACTCCTAACATACCGGAAGCTTCCGCGTGATTCTTAAAGAAGTCAGAGTTATACTTAGCAGCGAATAAGTCCGAAGCCACCGACTGATAGAGGGTTTCTAACGGAGATAGCCCATATACGGAGCCTGTCTTAGGATTAGCTACTAAATAAATTACTTCCTTTCTTGCAAAAGGAATATCTTCTACTTTTCTGCCTCCCCAGTAACCTCCTTGAAGATAATAAGCTTCTTCCTCCGACATAAATGTGCCGTGTTTACCTACGTTTAATCTTATCTTTTGTCCAGGTAAAGAATATAATTCAACGGGAACGCCGTTAGTATCATAAACTATCTCTAATCCGCCAGCATCGTATATTAAAATATCTCTTAAATACTCTCTTCTTATATCTTTCCAAGACTCTAAACCCGTATTAGGATCTTCTAATAACGTATTAATCTCTTCTATATGAGCCTTTGTTTCCGGAGAGATACTTTCTGTTTCATCCGTTATAGCTTCAGCAAATAAATTACTATTTGTAGCCGATTTAGTAATTTTATCTACGCAACCTCTTACCCATTCGTTTCTTAAATACATCAACCACATCTCTTCGTAAGATACTTGAAGGGTTCTTTCTACATATTTACCGTCTCTAGTTCTTTCGTCTTCTATTAAAGATTTTGCTTCAATCCTTTTTGAAGCTGCTTCTGCTACTGCCTTTTCAAATCTTTTTTTTGTAAAGAAAAACATTTTATCCTCTCAGTTTAATGGTTATTTTCTCTCTCATAAATTAAAACACCTAATTATTATTATTATTTAATTAAATTTTGTACTATCTCATCTATATTTATACTCTTCATACACTTAGGGTATTCTTCTAACAATTGGCCACAGAGTATATCTTCTGAATTATTCCAATATTTTTCATTACAGGGATAACAATCCGTATTTAATTTTATTAAACGTACTTCTCTTTCTTTATATATACGCCATTTATAATTAACTATACTAGGAATTAATACAATTGACTTATTTAAGGCTGCAGCTATTTGAACAGTACACGTATCTACGGTAACTATATATTCACTTACTGCTAAAATAGCAAAAAATTGCCTTAAAGATAATTTCGTTGATAGATTTAAACAGTTTATATAAGGTTGTAATTTTGAATGTAATATAATAGGATTAAAACCATTAACTTTTAATTTATTAATTAAATCCTGTTGACATTCTGGGGGTAAACTTCTATGCTTAGAATGAACCGAATCTAATGTTAAAGCTACGGTTTTTGAATATCCTTTTAATAATCTTTGAGCCCAAACCTTTTCATCTTCAGTTATTACTAAATCCGGTAACATATCATTTTCTACTTTATCGTTATCTAGTCCGCATAAATTTGCAATAGTAAAAACTCTATGTTGTTTACAATACTCTTTATCGTAATTAGATAATTTTCCACTTGGATTATATCTAAGTCTATACTTAGAATAGTCTATATTTTTTTCAAACGTATAAACTTTGTTTATATAATTTATACTATTTAAAATTTCTTCATATCCGAGATTTGTTAGTATATCTACCTTATAACCTTGTTTAAAATAATAACGAGCGACAGGTAATGTCATTAACAAATCTCCTATACCTTCACTCATTTGTATTAAAACAGTATTACCTAAATTCTTATAAATATTTTTGAAACTATTTATATCTTGTAAATAAACAATTCCTTTATTTTTTTGAGAAAATCTAATTGCAATATTTTTCCCTTCGTCTCCAAACCCTATTACAAACCTAATTTGATAGGGTTCTTCTACTATATCCTCTATAAAGCTATAGTCTTCTAAATATAAAATGGTGCCCTTATATAACACAGTATCTATTTCTCTTGTAGAAGTAAATACTATAGCGTAAACATTTTCTTTACTTACAGCATCTAAAAATTCTCTTACTTCGTGGGTTATAGTATCTACAAAAACCAAAAGAATAGTTTCACTGTTTGTTATTATATAATTGTTTCCCTCTACGGGAATAGTTAATTTTATAATCATAATTTTTTTACTACTAAACCCGTATCTATTTCACCAGTTCCGTTACAAATATTGCATTCCTTATAAACCTTTGAATTAAGTAAAATACTTTTATTTCTTTTCTTCTTGTTTAATTTCTTCTTTTGCGGGTTCAATTTTAGGTGTCTCTTTATTTTTATCCTCTTCAATTTTCACCTCTTCTTTAGCCTCTTTTTTAGGTTCTTCCTTTTTAGGTGCTTCCTTAAACTTAATTACTCCGCCGCAGCTACGATGTCTAGTCTTACCGTCTCCTTTATCTACTATTTCTTTTTCTCCTATAGTCTTACCACAGTGAGAACACTTATGGTCATACTCTTTTCTTTCCATTAATTCGGTTTCTTTTTCTTCATCTAAAGGCTCTACCTTTTCTTCTTTCTTTTCCTCTTTTTTAGATTCTTCTTTTTTGGGTTCAGTTAAAATAATCGGCCCTTTGCCTATACACGGTTTATGATATGTTTTACCGTCTTCCCCGATTACTAAATCATTTTCAATAGGTTTATCACAATAAGGACAAATCTTAATAGATGCCCCTTTATCATCTTTAACTTCTTTTATTGTTTTTCCGCCTAATTCTTTCTCTTGTTTTATCTTTTCCGCTTCTTCCTTTTCTTTTTGCCGCCGGATATCTTCCATTTCCTTATCTTCTTTTCTTTCTTTTTCCTTTTGCTTCTCGCCTGCAACCATACTATCTAAATTATAAGAAACTATGTTAGTATTTAGTTGACCGTTTGCTATCTTGTTATGACTTTCCTCAATACATAAATCTACATCTTTACAAGCGCCGCCCCTTGAATTTAATCCGCATCTGCAATTACCTATAGATCCTATATATCCGTCATACCAACCATATTCGCCAAAATGTTCTTTTCCGTCACGATCTCTACAAGTATTCTTATCAGCCATTTTTATCCTCCTTAAGGTTTTTCACAAAGTATAACTTTTAACTTATTAGTTTTTTCGTCTACTTCAAGTTTAGCACCATACTCTTTACTTAAATAAAGTCTTCCGCCATCTGTTCTAACAATAATCTCTACGTCATAATAACCAAAATTTATATCGGAAGAACTATTTTTTACGAATATTTTTTTGCACACTTTCGGCTCCTTTACCTTTAGGTATCCAAGGCCATATTTTATAAACAGCGGTTAAAAGTGTACCTATTGCGCCTACACCTTTTATTATCCACATAACTAATTTTACTGCTTTTTTTACGCCTTCAATTTCTTGTTCTATGTTATCTAGTCTACTATCTAACTTATTTAATCTCTCTAAAATATCTTTTAATATTACATCCTTACTACTACCTTTTATACGAGTCATTTAATTACCTCCCTTACTATAATATATCCTACAATTTCTTTTTTAAAAAAGTCTATATCTTTTTTAATATGATTACCCGAAGCCGGATTTATAATAATATATTTTTCATTTTCTTTTCCTACTAGTAACATAAAATGAGACCTAGTACATATTACTATCGGATGTGTAATAGTTAAACTTTTTAAAACGTTTTTTCCCTTTCTAAATTCCGTAATTATATTATACCTTTTTAAATATCTAATTATATCTATCGTATAACAACCCTCTTTAAGGTTAACCTTTATATCTTTACCTATTCGTCTTTGTTTAATATTATTATAGCCAAAATACCTTAAAACCATTTCTATACAAGCAGGGCCACAGTGTAAACTAAGCTGTTTTATACCCTTTATAGAAAGGACGTTATTTTCCATTTTTATTCAATATCTTCTTTCCGTATTAATTTTTTCTTATTTGTACTAAGTTCTATACTTATTCCTATACACGTATTCTTATCATAAAAGAATTCCGATAAGGGTTTCTTTAATTCTTTTTGCATTCTCTCTTCTATTTTTATAACACTATGTCTAAATTCTGCTTCTGCTTCTTTATATTCTTCCCAATACTTTTTTAATATCTTAATTACTTTTACCGTTTTCAAAGCGGTTTTTCTCATAGCGCTCCTTACGATTTAATTAATATTATAAATTGTTTCCAATATATCATAACCAATAGTATATTTAGTATTGTAAATACTATTACAATTATTCTATTCATTTTATATAACATCTTACAACATTTTTTCTTACCTATTCTTTTCTCTGTTAATAAAAAGAGCGGGTACCAGCCGTCAAAACCCGGGATAGGAAGGGTATTTATTACTCCTAAAATAACATTAGCAAATCCAATATTATAAGTAATAAAATTATTAGTTTTTAAACCTATATAAACTAATATACTTCCAATTATTAAATTTACTACTACGCCCGCAAGTGCTATTAGTAATTTTTTCGTATATATTAAATTACATAAAGCATATTTACTTTTACTATACTCTAACTCTCCTAATAATTTACAATACCCTCCGATAGGTAATAATGCAAATTGATATATTGTCTTACCTATTTTTCTTTTATATAACACTTTTCCAAATCCTAAGGAATATACTTCTACCTTACATTTACAAGCTCTTGCTATTAAAAAATGAGCTGTCTCGTGTAATAATACTGCAACCGTTAAACTCATTATATAAATTAAAAGTAACATTTTTTACTTAACCATATTAAACAGCTACCTATTATTCCAAATAACCAATAACTTAACGGTAATCCATAAAGCCATCTCTTATGCCATTCTATTTGGTGCTTCTTAAATTTCTTTATTGTATAGTGAGGATTTACTATAAACCAAATAACGTCTTCAATTATTGTATACCATAAAAATACTCCTTGTAATAATAACTCCCTACTTATAGACCAGTCAATAAATATAAAAGTACTATGAAACATCATTTGAAATAATATTATCATCCAAGTATGATAACCCGTTATAGGTTTCTCGCCTAATAGTTTTCTAAAAAATACATTAAGCCTCCAACAAGGTAATTTAGCAGCCCATCCGTCTTTTCCTTCTATTTGAACTTCCCATTTAGCGTGAATAAATGCTAAAACTATTAAGAATATAATTATTTTAATCACTTTCTTCTACTCCAAACATTGTTTGCCATTCTAAATCTTGCTTATTACCTATTAAATGTTCCTTATCACAAGTAATACTTCCTTCATATAAAACGTCAATTAAAACTAGGTGTGCGTCTATCCATTTATTGCACCAAAAACAAAATACTTCTTCCTTTTGTATATTCGTTAACATTAAAGTTTCTTAACGTATTCCGCTACATTTTTTAATAGGTTCTTTTGTTCTTTGCCCCACCTTATTACAAATAAATTTTCTAACTGCTTTGATAAATTTTCTATACTACTAAAATCAAAATGTGCGCCTGTTTTAACTTCCCTACTATCATTTATTAACGCTTTTGCTATATTTGGGTAAGTTATCTTATCCATTGTATTGGTCTCCTTTTATTATTTTTTTGAAATATAATCTCCTACAAAATATATTCCTGCGCCTAATGCTAATAAAATTACTAAAACCGGATGCCATTTTAATAGTAATATAGCTATAACCACGCCCTCTACAATTCCGCCTATCTTTAAATACATTCCTAAGGTTTGATTATTCATTTGTTACTCCTTTTTGTTTCGGTTTTGCAACCGCAGTTTGGACAGCCTATTTCTTTAATATAATTTTGAGTTTCCTTTGTATCATTATCTTCTACTACTTTCGCACCTAAACAAGAAATGTTAATTACCTTATGCCCTTTCAATACCGTCTCATCCCACGCGTGTTTACAATTATCGCATTCAATTTTAATGGTATAGTTATTTTTATCTTCCATTTTACTTACCTACCTTATTACACTTTTTACAACCTATACTTAAATTATATATTCCCGTACCGCATTCTTTACATACGGCTAGTTTTTTCTTCCTAGTTTTTGTAATAGTAGTTTCCTCTTGTTTAATACTTGTAATACCGTATAACTCTTTTAAAATTTCCTCATTAGACTTTCCTTCATACTTCTTTGCTAACTTTTGTTGTACCTTAAAATTAATTATTAACCTTAAATATCCTCTTAGTAAATCAAGAGGAAACATATATATAGATATTGTTAAATCAATTACCCTTAATAATGCTAGCATTTATTCCTCCTTTTAAGTAAATTCTTTAGAACTTTTTTACATTCGTTACACTTACAACTTTGATAACGAGCCCTCGCTATCTCTATCTTTTTAGTAAGTTCCGAATTTACTTTTTCTTTTTTAACTTGTTTACTCATCTATAAATACTACACCTTTTAGTTCAAGTATTTTTATATTATTCTTTTTACATAACTCTTTACAAAATTGAATACATCCTTCAAATAATTTCTGATTACGATTTGTATCCGTATATAAATCTTCTTTATCTAACATTATTAAATTTGTCTTACACGCTTTACAAAGTTCTACTACTCTTTTAACGCCTATTACCGTTTCTATTTTTGGAACTAATTGAATATTAGTAGGAATTACTTTTCGTATAGTAGATATTCTTCCTACACTTTCTACGTTAGAAATAGCAAAATATTTTATTTGTAGATATTTATTAGATTTTAATAATGTTAATATTGTTTTCCAATGCATAGTTGGCCGAGGCGGTTTTGTTCTGCCCTTAGGATAATCTAAAAATATATCTTGTTTTGTATTATCTAAAATTTCTAATAAATCCGAATAACTTTTAATCCACGCAACGTTTATTCTAATAACACCGTTAAGTTTTATATTATACTTACATAAGTGACTTGAGTATACTATCATTACTTACCTCTTATCTCTGATAATAAAAACACTTTTACTCCTAACATCTTTGATTATTTTACTAGTAGACCATTCCTTTGAATAAGGTAACTTTACTAACTTACCTCCTAACATTTCTATAGCATCTTTACCGGGAATATATTTCCAATCATCTCCCTTACAAAGTATACTTACGGTTTGTCCTAAAAAATGTTTTGCAAACAATACTCCGCAAGGATTAAACATACCCTGTATAACTACTTCGTCTACACACTTTAAGGCACCTACTATTCTTGCTCTATCATATTGATTTTGTATAGGTCTTCCTTTTCCTTTTCTTTCTCTAACCGCTTCATCACATACTATTCCTACAATTAAGTAATCTCCTAACGCTTTTGCACGCTCTAAAAGGCTTATATGTCCTGGATGTAATATATCAAATACGCCGTATGTATATACTATTTTCATCTTAACCTCCTTTCTATTTCGTCAACATATTTCTTTGCATCATTACCCGTTACTCCGGAACATAATTCATTTAACCAGTATTCCTTTTCCTTTTCCATTGGATTATAGTCTATACTTCTAAAAATTCTTTTCGGAAGGATATCTAATTCCGTAGGCACTTCTACTGTTTGAGCTATAATAAATTTATTCATATTTGGGTTACTATATAAATATTGAGATTCTTTTCCTTCCTCCTTAAATAATTGCATTACCTGTACATCTGCTAAACTAGCTTCTAAAATTATTGAAGAATTATCACTTATTACTAAATCACTTCCTAATATTAAATCATTTTTATTAAAGTCCAAGCATACCCTAACATTATTGTAATTTTTTATTACCATACTATTCGTTAATAATTTATGATCGCCCGGGTGCGGGCCTACTATTAGATTTAACTTTTGACCTTTTAGGCTATCTAATATTCTTTCACAATAAGTAAAGGTGCCTCCCGCGTGTTGACCGGTAGAATATGTTGAAGCATATAATATTATAGGCCATCCTTTATTAAATTTAAACCTATCTAATAAAGCTTTTTTGTAAAAGGTTCTTTTATCCTTATTCCTTATTACATAATCCATTTTAGGAAAACCGCCTATTACTATTTTATTTCTATTTGATTTCAAATCGTTTCCTAAGGTTAGTAAACTATACTTACCTGCTTCTATATCTAAATCTACTCCCGCTTCAACCATCCTTCTTATCCAATGTTCATCCTTAGGGGCAAGGGTATGTATACCGCTTACTAAGTAATTTGATTTAATATTTAATCTCTTAAAGTCTTCCGCAAACTTTAAATCATTTACTATAACTACGCCATACTTTTCTATTTCCATTTCATTATATTCTTTGTATAAGTCAAATGCAGAAAGGCATATGGAATACGTTTGATATCCCCTATTTATTAACTCTTCTTCTATAGGATAATTACAATAGTATTGTCCTAGGCCTAAAGATAAAAGTAATACCTTCATTCTTTTTTCCTATATATCATATTATGTTCTGGTTCTTTATTTATTAATTCATATCCTTGTAAATTTAATAATTTCTCAAACTCTTTAGGTCCCGGATGTTGTATTTCGTGCATAATTATTCTTGGCCTATAAAAACTTTCTTTAAACATACATTCTAAAATTCTATAGTCAAAACCTTCCGCATCTACCTTTAAAAAATCAAAATCTTTTGGAATACTTATATTATGTTCTTGTAAACTTTCGTGAAGTTTTACTACTTCTACTTCTATCTTTGTTACTTTAGTATCTTCCTTAAACCAAGTTACGTTTGGAGCTAAGGAACTTAATTCAGGACTAGGGTGTAATAGAAAAATCATTCTACCGGTTTCATTTGATACTGCGTTATTTAGTACTTTAACTAAAATATTGTTTTCATATAGTTTTATTAATTCTTTATAACTTTCAGGATGCGGTTCGTATAGTACGCCATTCCAATTTCTTTTTAATAGTCTAGGAACTACGCCGTAGTTGCCTTTTGCGCCTACATCTACTAAAGTAGCATATTTAAGAGGGAAAAGTTCAAATTCCTTATTTACTATATCGTATTCCCATCCTTCATATATTTTCATTTCTTTATCCCTTCAAAATATTCGTCTATTGATTTTATACATTTCATTCTTAAATCGTTTAATTTAATTATTTGTTCGCTTATCTTACCCTTATCATTTAAACTAATTTTAGGGTCAGCCATTTGCTCTTCCAAATGCCACATTTTTAAGTTAGTTATACAAAGTCTATCTATAACTTCCCCTATAGTATATTCTAACATTTATTCCTCTACTTTTTTAAATACTATAAAAAAACAATAGTCCCCGTGATTAATTATTGAATATATTTCCGCTACCTTTCCTACTTCCTTTGCTATTTCTAAAACGGTTTCTACATTAAAATTAGCATCCTTATGCGAAACATTTGCTTTATTGCCTACCTTTTTACAATACTCTCTATATAATTGTTCATTAGGTAAATATAGCAAAAGTAATCCGCCTACTTTTAATACTCTTATCCATTCTTTAAATACTTCTACTTTTTCAGGTATATCAAAATCCTCAAAACAATGACTACTAAATACGTAGTCTAAGCAATTATCTTTAAACCAAATTAGTTTTCTTGCGTCACCTTTTAAATGTACATATTCGGAATACTGACCTGGAAAACATTGGTCTATTGAAATAGTTTGTAATAGTATTGGAACTCCGCCGCTACCTATATCTATACCATTCATTTCAGGAGTAATAAATTTCTTTACTTCCTCTTCTATTTTATGTATTTCCCCAGTATGTTTTATGTTAATTATTATTTGTCTTGGGTTCATTATAATAGTTTACCTTTTCGGAAAACGTTTGTTCTCCGCATATAGTATCTATTTCATCCTTAACTTTTGCTCTTTCTCTATTAAATTTTCTAGCATCTAAAAACACTTTTGCTCTTTCTTCACTTGACATATCTAAATCGGTTCTTAAATTGTTATGTCTATCCTTAAGAATTGTATCTTTATGCCAAGTTTTAATATTAGCTTGAATAAGTTGATTTATTTTTTCGCCTAAACTCATTTTAAATATGCCTTTCTATCCAAATAAGCGCTCTCATTACACTATCAAATAATTTAAGTTTTATCAATACTTTCCATATACAATAACCTATTTTATACTTTAGTTTCATCCTTTTTCTCCTTCTTCATATTCACAAATACCTGTTCCCCATTCGGGAGGTAGAATTACTTTAGTAGGTTTTTTCCAAACCCAGGGTTCTATATTTTTATTATCTAAGGTATGTAATAATACTTTCATTTTTTCGTACTTAATACTATCTACTACCCTTTCTTTTCTCGGTTGTAAATAACCGTAATGGTATACGTAAAACCAATTACTCATATGTTGAAAATTAAATTCTTTTTGATTATCTAAAAATTCTACTTGTCCTCTTCTTGTAATTCCTATCATTCGTTCGTGGGCGGGTAATGTCCATTTGTGTAAACTTTCATCATTCTTTTGAAGCCTTTTATGAACATCCGGAAACCAAGCGTGACCTTGGGTTCCTACTTTATAATGATTTTCATCTAAAAAGAAATTAACCGTAGTAAACCAAAATATTTTTATACTTGGAAATAAGTCATCTGCATAATCTACTAAATATCGTAATTTTATTGTATCTTCCTTTCTTATTACCTCATCTGCATCTATTCTAAATATCCAATTACCTGTACACGCTTCAAATGATTGTTGCCTTAATTTTGCGCTACAGGGCCGGCCTATTTTTTCTATATCTATATTATTCTTTTTACAAAAGTTACATTCTTTAGGACAAGGTAAGTCTTTTACGTTATATATTTTTACGTTATTATATTTTTTTGCTATTTTACGCGTATCGTCTTTAGAATCATCTATTATTACTATCTCATCTGCTACTTCATTAATTCTGTCTAAACATTGTCCTATCCACGCTTCCTCGTTATGAGTCATCATAGCGAATGATAACTTTGGCCTATACTTTACAGATTTACTTTTTAGCAATCCTAAATCCATTAAGATTTTAGTTAATACTTTATCAACTGTTAACCTCCACATACACATTGCCGGTTGCCTATATTCCGATAAATCATTACAAACCTTCATACATTTATTTATATAAAGAGCATCATTACACGGTATACAATCTAATTCTCCTACAGAATAAAGTTCTTCTACCGTATCGTAATATAGTATTCTATTTAATGGCCGTATGTTTCCAAATAAGGCTATTGTTTTCTTTTCTAAAGCAGCACTTAAATGTAATAGTCCCGAATCTACGCATACCATTAAATCTACTTCATTTATTAAAGCAGCGGTTTCTCTTAAAGTAAGCCCTGTTGCATTAATCATTCCTTCTCTAAATATTCCCGCATAATCATATTTATTTTGTGTGCCTATTCTATTCCCAAATAAAATAGAAGTAACTTTTTTATCTTTTAATATGTGTTGACATTCAAAAAAATAATTAATAGGCCAATTTCTACTCATTCCCGCGGCATCTATTGAGAATCCTACTAAATATTCTCCTTTTTCATATTTACTTAAATATGCCTTTGCCCATTTTTGTTCGTCTTCAGTTATATAATACAAAAGTCTTCTATCTATAGCGGGTATTTTAAAAGCATCTTCATATAATAAATCTACTCTACTTTTATGATTAGCTTTCCATCCGTCCATAGGATAGTTTTCGTGTTCAAAAAATCTTGTTAAATTAAATACTTTATCATAATCTTTTTCATTAAAATTACTTATTACCTTATCTACATACGAGTTGTTTTCAAATAAAGTATGATATTTTTTGTTACAACCTATTACTATTTTCCAATCCTTATAATATTCCTTTAAGGATTTTAAACACGCGGTAATCATTAACAAATCTCCTAAACCGCAATCATCTCGGTATATTAATAATTTCTTACTTAAGTCTAAATCCTTATCTAAATCTTTTTCTACTATCTCATTTATTTTATTAATTTCTTCTGTAGTTGATTTATATTCTTCCTTACTAACACTAAATCTTTTTACAAAATTTAAAGTATCCTCTGCTCCATATACTAACCTTATATTATATTTTGATACTATACTTTCTACTATATCTCTTGATATACTTCCGTAATAACTAATCATATCTACCGAGGGTATTTCCTTAAATAATTTTTCATTAAAATCTGCTCTATCTACAATAAGGTATGTTAACTTACTATCTCTTAAATACTTTTCTGCTAATTGTGTTACTACAATTAAATTACAATTTGCTTCTAATATTTTTTTCTTCCTAGATAATATAGAAATATCGGTAGAATCCGTAAACAAAAGCTGAATAGGTTTACCGTATACAAAAAACTTATCCGTTTCTGTTATTTCCTCAGAAGTAATTATTTTTACTTTTTTATTTAAGTTTACTTCTAACATCTTATATTCTACCCTCTATCAATCTAGTATGTATTACCTTTTCGTCCCGATATCCGTTTCGGATTAGTATTTCACGTTCTATTAAAGCTTCCTCTAAGGTATTAATTTGTTTCGCAAAAGAACATCTACTATCTTTTTGACTTTCTACTTTAAAGAATAATACATAACTCATTTTAATCGTCTTCCTCCTTTTCTTCTTCTTCTTTATCATCGTCTTCTTCTACGGCTAAGTCTAATAAACTTTTTATTCCCTTGTTTTGTTCATCAACTAAACCCCTATCTTCTTTCTCTTCTTCGCCATCATTTTCTTCTGCTAATACTTTCTTTACACGCCTTTGTGCTATTAAACATTTTAAAGTATTCTTTTTAAATTCACACTCTCCTAAGTTCTTTTTAACTATGCAAGCATCACAATTAGCTTTCATATTGGCTATAATCATTTCGCCCATATCCGGCCTTTGTTCTTTCTCAGAATTAAACGGTTGTCCTGAAATTGTTTTCATTTTTTATTCTCCTTGAAAATAATTGGTTTAATTTTTTTTAATTCTTGCAATAGATTTATTATCGTATCTATATCTTTATAACTAAAATCCCAACAAAGCCCGGTATCCGGGTCTATTTTATTTATGATTTGCCAAATACAACAACCTACGCCATCTTTGTATTTTATTTTATCTGCGCCGAATTTGCCTTTATATATCATTTTATCCTCCTTATATACTACCACTTAATTCCTTCTTTATCTTTTATTAAATTTACGTTGTCCGGTAGTTTTCTCATTATCTCTATAATATCTCTATCCGTCAACAATCTAAATCCATTATTATCTAATCCTACATCCCACTGTTTACCTAATCCTTTTAAACGGCCGTGAGAGTGGCCGTATAGTTGCCCGGAATTATAATGCGACCTACTCCATACTCTCATAGCATAATGACATAAAATTACAACTCTTCCGCCTCCTAATTTTATTTCTTTAATATCATTAAACGATGTAAAACATCCTTTAATATTAAATAGCTTGTTTGCATAATCGTGATTGCCTAATACTAAATGAATCTTTCCATTTAATCTTGCTCTTATACTTCTTACAATTTCGTGACTTCCAAAACAAAAATCGCCGAGATGCCAAACCTCATCTTTTTTTCCTACATAATTATTCCAAGTCTTTATAATAAATTCGTCGTGTTCTTGGGTAGACTTAAATCCCATTCCGCCTGAATAACTTCTTATATCTGCAATTAACTTATGATTAAAATGAGTATCCGCTGTATATAATCGCATCTCTATGCCTCGTCTTTTCTAAATATAATTTTGTAAATGCTATTGTATGTATTGGATATTTCTTTTGCCATTTATTATTATAAATATATTTTAACGTAACACTTATTACCCTTTTTAATTTATTTGGAAAATACTTTTCTATCATTTCATAAGCAAACTTTTCTGCTAAATATTCACTTTTTATTCTATTTATTTTTTCCCGTTTATCATACCAATATGTTTTATAAAGTATGTGTCCTAACTCGTGAAAAATAAAAGCTTCTGTAAAACCCTTCTTACTTTTATTTACAACATTTATATTAAAATAAAAATAGGGCTCTCCGCTTATTTCCATAACATAACCTTGATACCTTGTTTTATTATCCGTACAAATATGTAGCTTATTTATACCAAACTTCTTTGCCCAATACCTTATCTTTCTTATTAATTGACTTTCTGTTATTTTCATTTTAATATACTTACCTCTATTAACGTTAAACATTTATTACATCGCCAATATTCCCTTATACAATCGCCGTCAGGCTTTATATAATAATTTAACATAACTTCACCGCAACACTTTAAATAGTGATTTTTTGTTTCAACATCGTTATCCATTTTAATCTTCCATCATCCAATCGTCTCTACCAATATCTTTTATTTTACCGTGATAATCTTTATACCATTTTCTTATTACTAAGATACAAAATAAAATTAACGCCGTGATACATATTGAGGTAAACATTTATAAATTTCCTATAAAATAGCCTACGTCGTAAATCGCGCCGCCTATAGTGCATATTGTTATAGCTATTACATCCTTAATAAATCTTAATGCTTCAAACATTTTATTTCTCCTTTAAAAGAACCACGATTTGTGTAACATCGTATAAATTGTTTCAAGTAATTTATGAATTTCCTTTATCTCTATTCCATAACTTTGAATTAACTCTAATGACTTTATTGATAATTCATAAATCTTATATGACGCAACCATCATTCCGAAGGTTAGTGCTACCATACTTAACCTTTGAATTATTCCTACTATATAATATGTTCTTTGTAGTTTTTCGTTCATTACTTTTCTAACGCCTTTCTATCAATCTTAATCTTAATCGCCATAGCCGTTAGCCTTTTTTAAACACGTATCAGAACAATAATGTTTCTCTATTCTGATAGCTTTTGCTTTACCTCTTTTACTTGTAGTTATGTTATACTTAATAACCGTCATTAACATTTTCTTATCCGTAGTCTCAAAAGTACATCCCTCTCTATCGCAACTATAAGTAGTTCTTTCATTTTTATCTCCCTATTTTTTAAATGCTAAAATTATTATCTCTATCAATTTCCAAATACCTAATATTATAAGAACTGTTAATAAATTAATTAACGTACCTTTTATTGTTTCACCTCAGTCCATCATATTAATCCTCCTTATTCTAACTCAACTTCTTTTATAGTTATTGTACCTCTTAACTCGTTTGGTTCAGGAACATATTCCTCTCTAAACATTTCCGCTTCTTCCCTAACAAAGAATGCTTTAAGTACTTTCATTTCTCCGCTAGGATTACAAATACCGCAAACATAAATTATTGGATTCATTTTATTACTCCCTTTCCTTTTAAACTAGTTACTAATTCTTTTACTTCATTCTTAATCTTAAAATCTTCTTCCGATTCATATCCTAACTCTCTATACTTCCTATCACTATATCTAGGTTTTACCGAAGTATCAAAGTCAAGGATAGGATCTCTGTTTAAATGAGGTTTTTGTAGAATAGTATCTATTCTCTTTTTAGTCAACTCATTTGTTATCTTTTTTCTTACGTCTCCTAGGTATTCTACCATCCTAGGCGTTAACTCATTAAACTTTTCAAATACCTTTAAAGATATAATACACACCGGACCTCGTTTACTTATTTTATCTGAAGCGCGTTTTTCCTTAGCTGCAATCTTAGGCAATGCTCTACGCATATGTCTATTAAACATATTCTACCTCCTTAACCTTATTCGTTTTTTAACGGAACAAATTTTATTTCGTGTACTACCCTTATTTCTAGACCATACTTCTTAAGTACTTCATTTATCTCTTTCGAGGCTCCTTCCATCCTTCCTCTCATTAATTTTGCTTTTTCTTGTAACAAAGCTATTTCCTTTTGTAACATTTCTTGTTCCGGGGTAGGTACGGGTTGACTCTTCTCGCCATTATTTTCTTTAGGATTTTCCTTTTCAGAAGTTACCTTTTCTTCTTTAGGTTTACCGTCTACTAATTCTTCTTTTTTATCTTTCTTTACTTCATCGCCCATTTTATCCTCCTCTTAATCTAGCTTTAAATAGCCTAACTTCTTTGCTCGTTTTCTTTTTCCTTTTACCTTTACATCTTTATCAGATGTTTTACTCCACCCTTCAGAAGCATCTTCTACACCCATTCGTTTAAGTGCATCATCTACTTTCTTTTGCTTATGCCCTGTCTTAGTAAAGTGTTTAGGTGTCCAACCTGAACCTTTAAATATTACTGCACAGGGCTGTATTAGCCTCCCTATTTTACCGTCGCAAGGGACTGCTAATCCTTCGTGGCCCTCGTTACAATCTAAATGGCTAGTCAATGCTAAATCCGTTATTTTCTGGAACACTTCGAAGGTTCTTTTACACTTATTACACTCGTAAACATAGATAGGCATAGTTACCTCTTAAATACTATCTGTACATAGTATTACTAATATACCTATAATAGGGTGTCCCATACAACATAAAACTATTCCTAGTATTAAATTCATTTTATCCTCCGGGAGTAGGTTTCATTTTATACTACCATAGTATTATCTATCGTAACTAATTCGCCTTTACACTCCGGACACTTTTCATAACTATCTTCAAATACTCTTTCGCAATGAGAACAATATTTCATTTTTTATCTCCTATTAATCTTTTGCTTTTAAAGAAATACCCTTTCTACAATCATAACAATTACAAGTAATAGCGTGATATATTTTCTTTTCATCTATCTCAAGTAATTTACTATTTATAAAGTATGCACAATTAATTGGCATATGTGATAATATACCTAATCCTTTGGTATCTTCTAATTCTTCAAAAGCTAATTCATAGTGTTTTATTTTATCATTTTTATATATAAAGGTAAATATCATTACATCTCTTACTAAACTTCTTTCTACTCCTACCGCATTTGCGCCTTTAAGTTTAAGTAGTTCCTGTAAAGTTTTTGAATTAATATCCGTATTAATCATCGTCTTCATCCTCTATTTTATAATTATCACCGTATTCCCTTTTGTTTGCGCCGTCTTTGTTTTCCTCGTCGGGTTCATTCATACCTAACCATTTTGTAGTAGTAGGCCTATCGCCTATTAAACTTTTACATAACCCTGCAACAGCGTCACTTACATCCTTACTACCTCTTTCATCTTTTTCTTCAAAGGCTCGCCTACGAGATAAGTCAGGATGGTCTACCTTTCCGTTTATTAACCTTACTTCTTCACACTCTCTAATAAAAACTTTATGTCCGTAGTAGTCTAACCTTCCAGTATATATTAAACCCTTCATTGTATCGTAGGCGCTTGTATCTTTATCTACGGATAATAATTCGCACTCTATTCCTTTATTACTTAATAGTTGCATAAAGTCAGTTGATTGATATCCGTCAAGGGTTACCTTACCTATACTAAAATTTCTTTTTACAATTAAATCATAAATGAGTTGTCGTATATGCTCAAATTGTATTTCCTTGCCCGGCTCTGATTTTAATTGCATCATTAAGTCAACTATTACTTTAGGTTTATCTTCTTCCTCAGTAGGTTCAAGATGCCCTAATGCAAATCCTGCACAATCTGCTTTTGAATTTTCTAAATCCTTTCCTTTAGCTAAGTCAATTTGTATTCGGTACTTATAATTTTCTTTACCTATAAAATCATTTTTAAATCTTATTCCCAAGATATCACGTATTGGAATAGTTTCATCTAATACGGGTGAGGTTCTGTTTTTGTTTATATTCTCTACAATCTTTTCTTTAAATTTAAAGTAACCTCCCTTACTTGTACTACCCTTACATTCGTACCTACGTTCGGAATCTTCGGGGTCAGTAACGTAAGCTTCGTTAAAGTCTTCTCGGGTTTTTAATTTGTTTACTTCCCAGGTAGCAAGGGGCCCGCTTCTATATATCCTTTCATTATCTTTTGTTTTCTCCCACCTTATCATCATATAATCATAATCATCTCGTTTGTAACTTATAGCTATAAATTTGTGTTGTTTAGGAAATCTTGAACGCATACTTCCCTTAAGGTTCTTATACAACTCATCTGCCTTATCTACTTTAAATACAGCCATTTCATCAAACAAAGCCATTAAAACGTTTTTCCCTTCTGCCTTATATTCCTTACTATTCAAACTGTATGTGGTTATGTGTTTAGGAAATTCTATTATCTGAGCTTTACTTGTTTCCTTTATTACCATTCCTTTTTCCTCAAACCATTTCTTTCCTGTTGCAGGATTTACTACACTTCCTAATGCACTTTTAAACTTCTTAAAAAATACGTGTTGAGCTTGTTCCTCATCAAAAGATACGTTTACTAAATCTATCGGTTCTGTATCTCCTCCTAACCTAAAGTACATTTGAGGATTCTTTAAACATAATAACCAATAAATTGTATAAGTCCATATCCTACTTACGGTAAAATCTTTTCCGCTATTATGGTGTAATAATCCTTTTAATAAGTAATTGTGATATACGGGCACGTTAAAGTCATAGTAGTCGCCTTCTTTTTTATACTTAATAGATACTATTTTTGTAAACTTTAATTTTGTATGATTAGTAATTATATTTTTATTTTTCAACATTAATTCTAATTTATCGCTTGTTACTAACACTATAGGTCTATTTGAGTTTCTTACCGCATTTAATTTTACTTCATCAACGGGCCTTAACCAACCCTTAATTTCATATAATATTTTGTTACCGTTAAGATTGACTACAAAATCAGGTTGATAATTATGTTCTTTTCCTTCATAGGTATACTTAAACCACTGTTTACATCTTTCCCAAGGTATGTCTAATTCATCTAATAGCTTTACAAATCGGTATTCATCGTTACCTTGAACATAGGTATTTTTATATTTTACTATTTTACACCTTCCCCCTTTAGAAATAAACTTCCAAGGAGTTTTTCTAAATTGTTCGGATAACTTAGCCCCTATAGTTTTAAGCCACTCTTTCCGTTTATCCGAACTTAAGTAAGTTTTATATTTAACTGAATTTTTTACTCCGTAACTAATATGCTGTTTATTTAATACATTCCACTTTTTATTCTTATTCCAAGGCGGTTGTTGTTTTATTTGTAAAATAGCATTACCGTGGTCATAATAGGCTATATTATCTCCTTCCTTAATATCTTTTAACTGTTTCCAACCTTCTTTAGTAAAAAATTTATGTTCCTTTGTACAAACTATTCTTCTAATATATTTTCCGGAATCTGCCAAGGTTACTACTTCATACAAAGAAGTACTACCTTTTAAATAAGGTACATCTGCTTTTGTTATTACAAAAGACGAATTTTCAAAATCATAAGCTATTACATTAAATGATTTATTTAATCTATACCAAGACCTTAAAGTATGCGCTTCTTTTGTTACCGTATCCTTAATTAAAGTACCTCCGTCAATGCAACCTTCGCCCCATAATAGATACGCTTCCTCGTACTTAGTATTCCATTGTGAATTACCCTCATTATCCAGTTCTACTAATATATCATTTACGGCTATTTGTTGTAAGGGAAATAAGGGTTGTTTCATCCAATCGCTAAAAAACACAGAAGGAGTGACGGGTTTTTCATCATATATTGAATCGTCTGTTAGTAGGAATATTTTTCTATCGATCATTTCCCTTATCTTTTGTTTGTAATCTAATTGTCTATCTTGGCTTCTTAAAGGTTTATCCATTCTCTTTTATCTTTATAGATATCAATTACTTATATCTTTATAACTTTTTCCTTACTGCTTCTGCATACCTCATAGGGAAATATCTGTTAACTTACTTACTACTTTTGCAGGAATATAATTCTTTGGTACTATCTTTAAATATCCGCATCCTTCAGGAAGAATTCCTTTCTTTATTGCTATATCAATAGGTATACAAATTATGCCTATTTCTTCTCTATTAAATCTTTTTTCATATACTAAACACTTTGCTCTTGTATATCCTTTTTCATCTTCTTCATATGTCAAATGAGTACAAGGATTATTTAAAAATATACAAACTTCATTATTTATTTTTACTTTACTATGACAGCACATTCCGCATCTTTTACACAACTTTTCTAATTCCGATCGATCCTCTAAAATTGTACCGTCTTGATTTATTATAACATTACAATGAGGACATAATATTGCGCCCATACAAACTTCTATTTCTTTTAAATAGTCTACTTCTTGTTTACAATTTTCACATACTATCATTTTTACTCTCTTTTTGTTTTTTCTTCTCCAAATAGTTATCTAACACTTTATCCATATTTTTTAACATCCAATCGTCTATCATTTCCTTAGTTACAAATTTACTAATATCTATATTAGGATAAGCTTTTTTCATTTTAGGATCGTATAAAACTTTAAAATTTATCCCTAAATCTTTTAGTTCCTTAGTTACCTTTTCTATTTCCGTCGATCCATCCCTTTGTTCTTGTTCTTTATAAGTGTCTAATTCTTTTTTCGCTTCTTCTTTAATTTCTTTTATTTTAGAAATATCACCACCGTAAAAGTGCATTAAATGAGCACAAATTAAATCTATTAAATAGGCCATACTATATAACGTAACACCTTTTTGTTTATACGTATAAAGGATACCATATAAGTATTCTAATAAATGTACAGACGCCTCTAATTGTCTTGTCCATATATCCATTTTGTTTGCATCAAATTCATTAGGATTTATATTATTTTTATCCACCGTTGCCCCCTTTAAAATTTTACCTTAAAATATATCATTACTCTTGTATCATTTGGATTATCAAATCCTTTTCCTAAAGCTAAACCTACGCTACTATTTTGAAACCAATTTATTGTTGTTTTACTATCTATACTTAAATCGTAACTTAACCCCGCATAAATAGCTTTATCACTCATTAAAAATGCATCTAAATTTAATTTGTAGAAATGTGCTAATTCAAAGCCTGCGCCTATAGCCGGGCCTTTAGTTCCTAAGCCTGCAAACAAAGCCGGTTTAAGACTTATTCCATAGGGTTTTAATTTAGGTATGTCCCCTTCCGTTATAGGATTTTCATCAAAATACATTTGATAATTTTTAACAGCTATAGTATGTTCTTTTCCTTTATCGTAAGTACAAGAAACTTTAGCTTGAAAATCTTTCATATCTACCATTATAGGTTTGCCGTGTTTACCTTTCCAATAACCGTACATAACAAGGGCACCGCCTATTAATAAAATAACTATTAAAGTTTTAAGGCCGCCGGTTAATATTTTTATAGGCTGTAAATCATAAGCTAATTTACTTCTTAACGGTTTATAATTATAATCGTTTATTTTTGTTTCACGTTTTTTCTTTAACTCTAAAAGCTTTTGTATTTCCGTATCAATTTCCTGAGAGGTCATTTCTTTATCTTCCATTTAATTTTCTCCTTCTATATCAGTATCTTTTACCCTACCTAAAAATTCAATTTGTTTATCCTTATCGGTAATATAATTTATTGCAATATTTACAATTTTTTCTACCATTATAGGTATTAAATTTTGTATATATACCAATTTTTCTATACTAACTTGCGAAGGATTTAATAGTTTAAGTAATTTTGCACGGTCTAAATTATTTTGTCTTATTTTCTCTAAAGCTTGCAATTTTGTTTGATCGTCTTTTGCTTCATAATATATTTTCCAAGATTCCTCATCTACCTCACTTATATTATATAACGCTTTCAATAATGCATCTATATCCTTATCTATTAAATTTTTATTAGCTAAAATTCGCTGAGAATTTTCATCCCTTATAATAGAAACGTCTTCACAAATGGTACTAACATTTACGCTTAAACGCTTAGCCATTTCTACTTCGGTTAAATTTTGACGTATGTATTTTCTTACTATTTTTCTACGTTCTACCGCCTTTAGATCCCTTAACTCCATTAGACTTATCTCCTTCTAAATTAAAAACAGTTGTATTTGTTTCTTTCTTTGATTTTATTTTTAATTTTTTATATAATTTATTAGGGAGAACGCCCCATTCTTCTTGTATCGTATCACATAAAGCTTTTCTAATTTTTTTAATACTTATACTAATCGTCGGTGCACTATAGCCTAATATTTTTGCTATATCCGCTTGAGAATTATCTAATAATAATAATCTTACAATTAACGCTTGTCGTCTATCTAATTTTTCAGATAGTTTTTCTACTAATAAAAGTAACTCTATTTGATCCTTAGTACTAGAATCTACTAAACTATCTAAAATTTTACCTATATCTTGTTCTTCACGATTACTCATTTATTCTCCAAAGGTGTGTATTCTTATCGATCTATTTACCGGTTCTTTGGATTCTTTCATTGCTTTATTTTGAATATGCCACTTTAATCTTTTAAACCACCATCCCTTATCATACGTATCCGAGGAATATTTTTTAAAGTCCTCAATTATCATTAAGTTTAATTCTTGTGCAATATCCTTATTTGTCATTCCCGGAATCTTAAAATTATTAGATAAGTATTTTATTTGGGATTCCAATTTTTTTAATAATTCTTCAATATTCATTTGTTACTCCTTTCAGTTTTAATAAATTATTTTTTACTATTCATTATTCTTAATTTTATCCTTTTATAAAGTTTATAAAGTCCTATGATAATAAAATCTATATAACAAATACTTAATCCCACTATTAAAAATAAGAAGTTTTCCATTTTTAAACCAATATAAAAGGGCTATTTCAGAAATTATTTTCCTACTCTAGCCCTCTTATTGACTGTTAGCCTATTAAGGCCTCAGATTTGTAAGTTAGGCAATTATTACTTTATTTCCTTAATAAATAAATTAAATAATATTTTATCTATAAAATTCTTAATTTTTTCTTTTAACGATTTTTTAAAAATATTATCGTAGTTTTTTTCGTAATCTTTACTTCCCATAAAAACCGAAAATGATTTATTAAGGTATTTCATCTTTTCCTTTTACTTGACGCCCTTCTTCTATATTTAATACCTCTAAATTTTGCTATTTTTTCTAAATAAGTGTCAAACAGTAATCCTAATACGTCCCCTAAAGCATAAGCTATTCCATAAACTATCGCTAAATTTATATTAGCTATATTTTCTATAACCATACGAAGTAAACAATACCAAACAAAGATATTTATAAATGAAGTAACAAATGTTAATATTCTTTTACTTTTTTGTCTAAATTTAGAATTTAAAGTGCTACAAAATGCTTCTATTAAACCGACTAAAATAATTACAAAATATATAATCATAATCTTTTCCTATACTTATTAGGTATTAAACTATTAATTGTATATTTTATAATACTAGGTCTCTTAAAATTTAGTAAGCCCCTTTTTCTATAAGGGTAATATAAATATATTATAAACCATTTATATATCATAAACGTAAGACAAGCTATCGCTGAACCAACTAAATATAAATCCATTTTAACAATTCCATAAAGTAATTTAATAATATCATCTATAATACCTGTATTCATAGATTTTCTAGAATGTCCTCTAGCTATTTTTGCTTCTTGAATTTTTAAAGCTGACCATCTATATCTAATACCGTTAATAAGTCCGCTAATAATTAACGCAAATCCTAAAATTCTAACTATATCACTTCTTATCATTCTTCTTACCTATTCTATAATTATTTATCCCGGTAAAAAACAAGCATACTCCCATTAATGTTAAACCGTATATTTTATTATAAAAGCAAACAATAGTAAAAAGTATGCTAGAAAAACAATAAAGTATCCACCATTTATAAGACTTAGAAATTAAATATAAGCTTAAAACAGTAAGTATAGAAGCTAAAATATCAAATATTTTAATTAGGGTATTCATTATATATCCTTTACAGTATAACTTCCATCTACCGGAGTAACTAACGTTTTAGTAGAAGCCATATAATCTGAAGTATAAACCAATAATTCTAAGGATGTATATTGAGATAAGGGTTTTACTATAGATTTAGGAGTCCAAAGTCCCATATGATAATTAATACAATTTGCTATCCTAATAATAATAGTTTTATTTATAGGTGTTATATCTTGACTATTAAAGTTTACGGTTTTCTTAAACATATTAGCCGCAGTTATAGGATGATTAACATAATTTTCATAGATACCGCTATCTTTTCCACACTTAGCTATGTCGTGTAGAATACTTGAGGCTATTACCATATCTCTATTAAGGTCGGTTATGTTCCAGCCGAAAGATAATCTATCGCAAATATATACTACCCTTTTTACGTGTATAATTAAACCTCCTTCTTTATTTGTACATTCGGGATGATATTTTCCGGTAGAGGAAGCGGGTATTTTCCAAAATATTTCTGGCGTTTCTTTAAGAGTCTTTATAACATAGTCTTTTATTGTTTCAGATTTGATTAAATTTATTTCATTATTAAATGTTTCGTATTTTTCCATTTTATTTTTTCCTATAAAGTATTAAAGCATTAAATGTATTCTTTCCGTCGCCCGTAAATTGTAAATCTACTATTATATTATCTTTTGCTAATTCTTTAATATCATCCGATAGTATATCACTACTATATCTTTTTAATATTATTACCTCCGTAAATTTTTCTTTTCTGAAATACACTATTCCTCCTTCGTCAAATCTATCGGCTTTGATATTTCCGTAGTAGTGATTGATCCATCTAAGTTTTCTCTTTTTATAATTTGAGCGGGTAAAGATACCGGTACCCCATCTTGAATTTTTACCTTAAGCTCGCCGTAACGTTCGCGTTTGCAAAACTCTATGAGTTTTAACCACGATTTATTTAGATCCATTGGTTTCTTTTACCTTCCGATATTCAATAAGTCCTATTACCGAATAATTTGCATTATCTATAAAAGCATCTTCTATTCCTTCGCACTTAAATAACTTACCCGCTAATGCATTCAATAGTCTACTATATTTATCCCCCAATCTTATAACGACGCCCTTCCACGCTTCAAAACCCGCGCGTTCGCAAAGTTCTATATTAGAAAAGGGGCTTTCATCTTGGGCATAGTCATTACTTTTATCACTATGCACCTTCATCATTTGAAGTAATATATAAGGAAAATCCGTATGCCCTTTAAAGTTATTTATTACCTCTTCAAATTGATTTTTTAATTCTTCTTTTTGTTTATCCGATAATCTCATCCTTTTCCTCCCGGGGTCATTGTAATTTCCTTTATTTTACTATCTAATATTCTGATTCCGTCGGGCGTATCTAATTGTTGTAATATTTGTGCGCCTGCATTAAAATCCATATATAAATCAATAACACCTAATAATTCCTTTTTCTCTTTATTATATTCTAAACCTACTAACTTACCTATTACTAAAGGAGTTTTACCTAATCTAACTAAAACAGGTTCAGTATTTTCTTTAAACCTTTTTATCATTCCTAAACAAGCCTCTTCGGAAATAGAATACTTACCTACTACTAATATATCCGCCTGTATTAAAGTAACCTTAACTTTAATCATTTTTCTTCTTTTCTTTTAAGTTTATATTGTTCATCAATATATTTTAAATACTGAGAAAGATTTTCAAAATGTTCTCCGTCAACTATACACATCCATTGAAATAAACTTTTAGGTAATTCCTTTTTAGGCATTTCAGAAATAATGTAAAGAGGTTTTCCTAAAATAGCGCCGTATGCACTTTCTCCAAAACTACCGCAAGGTTTATCGCCCCTATTTATAACTAAAGTAATCCAATCGCTCATTCTTACATAATCAAAATCGCCCGGGATATGTATTAGTTGACCGTTTTCCGCGACGTAATCTATTCCAAACCAAATAGCAACGGATTTCTCTTTTAAAAGTTCTCTATTACCGGAAGCAATCCAGCCTATCATTTTTTCTTTAGATTCTTCAACACTCATATTCGTTTTAAATGCTTCTAGTTTTACGGGATTAATAGGATATACATTTCTTAATAATAATTCTCTTTCTACATCTTCCCTTTTAGCAGAACCATCATCTTTCTCAGCGGTTTTCTCCATTGCGCCTATAAGATATGTAATGTAAGGATAATTATCTTCTATTTCAACCGGCTTATTTTCGGGATTATTGGATTCCATTTTCTTCCTCTATAATTTGTTTTGCGGTAGAGGTGCCTATTCTACTAACTCCTAAATCAATTAATTGTTTTACTTGTTCATACGTTTTAATACCGCCCGCGGCCTTAATAGGCAATTTAGTAAACTTTTTAATCAACCTAATATCCTCTACTATATCGATCTTTCTTGGAAATCGGCCGGTATTAGTTTTTATAAAATCTGCGCCTATTTCTTTTACTAATTCAACGGCACTCTTTATTTTTTCTTCCGGTTTAGGGTCTTCCCTTAAAATATTTGTTTCTATGATTACTTTTAATACTTTATCCTTTGTAGCTTTTCTTACCTTTAATAAAAGTTCTTCTGTTTTTGAAATATTTCCTACGCTAAAATAAGCTAAAGGTAAAACAACATCATATTCATCTGCTTTAGTATCCGAAACTAAGGATAAATCTCTTTCTATTAACTCTTTTGAACCCGTATAAAATCCTATAACGTAAATTTTCTTTATCCCTTCCTTTAAATATTTATCTACTATACCGCTCCAATATATGTATGTACAAACTCCTAAAACATTTAATTCATTAGCTTCTTTTACAAAATCCCTTATATCTTTCCAATTTGCTTTTTCACTTAAATTAGTACTTTCTAAAAACTTTTCTATCATTTTAATAATCCCTTTCTCTTAAACCGTTAAAACCTCTTCCAAAATCGTCCCTATTTTCTTTTTTATTTTTTATATTACTATAAGTACATTCCGAAGGTTCAAAACTACCCGATGCATCAATATAATAATTACATTTTTTACAAGTAACGTTTTCATCTACGTTAAACATATTTTTTAAACAAAATCTTTTCTTTTCCATTTTATTTATATTGCGTTTCTTAATTTATATAATTTTCTATAAGCCAATGAAGCTCGCATAATCTTATCAATTATATATTCCCGTTCACGAATGGATTTAATTCCCTTTACTACAATACCCCGGCCTCTACATCGTAGAATTTCTATTTCTTTCATTTATTCCACCTTAAATCCACCTTCTGTAAATTGTGCATTGCTGATTTTTTTGAAACATTAAATAAATACTGTTTAGCAGTAGAATGTTTTCTTAATTTGGTATAGGCATAATCATCTTTATAAATAAAACATCCATTAACTAAAAGAGTAGTTGAAGGAGAAATACTCGGCAATTCATAACAACTATGAAAATGCCCAATTGTAATAACATCATAATAATCTCTTTCTACTAAATTAGCAATATCTTTTGCCGCCCTTTCTATTGAATTTAATGTTGAACCACTAATAGTATTTCCGTGAGCTAATAAATATCTATGATTTTTTATAGTATAAGAATAAGAATAATCGTCTGGGAGGATTATTTCTACTCTTTTATTGCCAGCAAATCTTTCTTTTAATGATATTCCCAATAAATATTCAAAATTGCTCGTAGCATCTTCGCTAATGGGCTGAGGCGTAGTTCTGCCGTGATTTCCGACTATATTAATATAAACTATTCTGGGATAAATTTCCAATAATTTTCTAATCATATCACTAACATATTCTAATGTTTCTGTAATTTGTATACCTACGCCAAAAGCGATTTCCATTTTCTGTCCTTCATAAATTCTATCATTGGTAATTAAATCTCCTAAAGAAAAAATATAAAAAGTTTCTATATTATAAGAAGGTTTATATAATTGATAAAATCTATATAATCCTTCCATTAAAGTTTGTAATTCTTTTTTCTGAATTTCTGGATTATATGTTATTTCTCCGGTAATAGGGGCTTTGTTAATCATACCAGTGTGCATATCAGAAAATAATAATACCTGGTCTTCTGTTTGTTTTGCAGATGAAAAAGAGGTCTTTAATTTAATATTTTTATATAAATCATCATATTTATGAATAATGCCTTTTGCAGCCTCAAAATATTTTTTGGTTTCTTCTACTATTTCTTCGTTCTTGAATTTTCCTTCTGTTTTTTCATATGGTTTAATTCCTATTTTTTCTTCTCTTTTAATTGATTTTATTTTTCCACATACTGAATCATAAGACCGCTGTAATGTTTTCGCTATTTCTATTGGATGAATATTTTGTTTCATCATTTTTTTAAGATTGTCAATATCTTTTAAATTCCAAGAATTTCTCATTTATTAATCTCCTCTCTATTATAAATTATAAGTCAATTTACTAATACCGTTTATCTTTTCTACTACTATTTTATTTTCTATATTATCCCGAACATCTAACATATGTGAAATAACTAAAATCTTTTTAAATCCAAATTTATCTTTTATTACTTTAATTAATTTTACTACCCTATTTCTGCCAGCCTCATCTAATGATCCCATTCCTTCGTCTATTATTAACGTACTATTATTTAATCCTTTTCGTCTAAGTAAAATTACGCTTAAGGCAACTCTTAAAGATAAATCTATAATAAATCTTTCTCCTCCTGAAAATCCAAAGTATGGCCTAACTATATTATTAGTAACTATGTTAATATCTAAAGTATCTGATAGGCCGCCACTTTTTAATTCTTTTTGGGTATCTATTTTTATTTGCATATCTATATCTAATAATTCTAATAATTCATTAACTATACTTTCTATCTCAGGAAGAGTATTTTCTATAATATTTGTAGGAATTCCATTTCTACCAAAAGCTTCCGATAGTTTTTTATACGTATCTATGTCCCTTTTTAAAGCATATAACTTATTTTGTAACTCTTCCTTTTTAGTATTTAATTTAGTACGCTTTAATTTCTTTTCCTCAATATTTTTTAATTTATTTTTCAATTCTCCTAATTCATAATTCAATTTAGATAGCCTTGGATTTTGATTATCTATAAATAGACTAGGACTAATTTCATAATTAAAAGAATTTTTTGTAATACGAATAGCTTCTTTATATTTTTGTAGGATTTCTTTTTTATGATTTTCATTAATAGATTGTAAACAAGTCGGACATTTATCTAGTTTATCAAATCTTTCCATACTTGTTTCTAATTCGTTTAATTTTATTTCGTAAGGTATACTTTTTTTTGCTTTCTCTATTTCTACTTGTATATTAGTTATTAATTTTTCTAATATACTTATTCTTTCCTTAATAGGCGTATCATCCTCAATAACTTCTTCTAAAGTTTTTGTTACTTCTAATTCCTTAAAAATATTATTATACTCCATAGAAAAAGTAGTTACTTTATCTTTACATAATTGTTCTCTTATTTCTAATTTACCTAATTGTAAAATTTTCATAACTACTTGTTTAGATTCTTTAGGAGTTAACTTTGAAAAACTATTAGATTCGCCTTGTTCAAAACACGCGGAACACCTAAAAGTATCGTAATCAAAACCTATAAGTTTATTTAGCGCTTCCTGCGTTTCCTTTAGAGTATTTCCTATCTTATCCATAATTCGTAGGGTATTTTATAAATATGATACTTATCTTCTACTATAACCCATTTTCTATCTTCACTAATTTTAAATTGATTGTTGCTAAAAGCGTGTTTCTTTACCGCGGCGATATCTTCCGAATATTTTAATTCTATTTCAGTAGGCGTAGGCCGTTCTAATTTTTTTCTTTCACTATATAAATCCATTACGGTTTTTAAATCCTTTCCTATCATTAAATAGGTATTAGCCATTAAAAAATTTAATTTATCTAAAATTTCATTAAGGAGTTTTTCCATTTAGATTTTCCTTTTCTACTTTTATTACATCTGGGTTAAATAATCCCCGAATTTGAAAACTATTTTTATCCCAACGAATTTCTGCTAATTCTGCGTTAATTTCAAATTTATCTTTTTGATTTTTTCCATAAAAAATTATAACTTTTACCCTATTTCCGAATTTCATTTAATTCCTCTACTTCTAACTTAGTAGTTTCTCCCTTAACCTTTTTTCTTGTTACTCTAAAAGTTTTTTCATTTTGTTCAAATTCTACAACTACAAACATTTCTTTTTCATAATCAGAAATATACTTTTCTTGGTCATCATACCTGCCTTTTCCAAATAGCGTATATGTAAGTGCATCCCTAATAGCACTCTTTCCCGCACCCGTTTTTCCAATAATATTGTAAATACCTTCCTTAGATAAATCTATATCCACTTCTTTATGACTTAAAAAATTATGAAGAATCAATCTTTTAACATTCATAGCTTAGTATTTCCATTCCTTTTTCTAACTCGTATTCGTTAAATTTATGCTCTTTTGCATATTCCTTAAAACAATCCTCTATCGATCTTCCTTCGTTTATATTAGTATTTCTACTTTTTATTTCCTTTAAGACATTATACTGTATTTTGTAAGAAAAAGTTTTATTTAAACTTTCTTTTAAATTAGCTTCATTATATTTTTCTATTTGTTCTTTAGTTCCCGTAATAACTACTTTTACTATTGCATTTTCTACTTGGGGAGGAACTATTTTTCCTTCTTTAAATTGCTCATTACTCGAAGATAAATCTAAATTTATTTGATACATAGGCCTAATATTTAATGGCTTATAAACGTATTCCTTCGTATTAGAATTTATTAGTATAACATATTTACCTTCATTTCGTTCTCCAAAATCTTCTCTTTCTATACTACCCGCATATAGAACCGGAGGTTCTTTATTTACTACTTGAGCTTTATGTATATCCCCTATTAAATAAAAATCACATTTATTATCCAATATATTTTTAAGCGGTTTTACCCTTTTATTATTTAATATAAAGTCCGAAGGGCCCATTTTAGCCCCTTCAATAATAGTATGGTCTAAATATATATTTAACCCGCTATATTTTAATATAAAAGGAGGTCTATGTAAGGTTACTTCTTTTATATTAAATTTTAAGAATTCATCTAATGTAGTAACATCTAAATTTTCGTCGTGATTACCTATTACTATTTCTACTGGGACGCTTATATTCTTTATAAAATCTCGGAATATATTCATCTCTTTAGGGTGCGGCCTTCTATCTCTATAAATATCCCCGCCTATAATTAAAAGTTTGCCCTTATTAGCAATTTCTTTTATTTGATTTAGGGATTTTATAAAATCGTCTATTCTATTATCTAAATCTAATTGAAAATCGGACGTATAAGTTATATCGTATTCTTTCATTTTTTTACTTCTTCCAGAAACTTTTTAATATCCGTTAAAGGTTCAAATATTCCTATAGGCGTACCTCCTACGGGCTCTGTAAATAAAGTACCGCCGGTACCTCCTTCTTTATACGAACCCCAAACTGTACCTACTAATTCGCCTTGTAAATTAAATAGTCCGGAACCGGAACAACCTCCTATTAATTCTAATTTTGCAAAAGCCCAATGACGCGTATAAACTAATACTGAGCCCGTTTTCGTATAATTTATAGTTAAACCGGGCTTACCGTACATTAATACTTTAGAACCCGTTTCTTCGTTTTTATTTGCTATTTTAGCAGGCTTTTTATTCTTTAATTTTCCTTCCACTATTAAATAAGCTAAATCATTATCTGGTGCAGTTATAATTTTTATTACTTTTTTATCTTCAACAAATAATTCCTCATCAATACTTATGCAATGTTTACAAGTTAAAACGGTAGCCTTTGTTTCATCGTTAGATAATACAGTTCCCGTGCATCCACCTATACCTCCATAACCGATAGAAAATAAACGAACAGAATGTTTTTCTATTCCCGGGAAGGTTGCAGTTTCCGCTTTAACCGGAATTGTATAACCTAATATAAAACCTATAATAGCTACTAATATTATTATTATTAAATATAGTTTTCTCATTTTACTAACTCCTTTTTTTAATTACTTCTCCTATTAATATATACTCGCCTATTTCTATAAACATTACCGGGAGTTTTCCATCTTGTTTTGCTTCCTTAAATATTTTTTCTAACATATCTCTTTTTACTATTACTTGTTTTCCTTTCGCCGCTAACTTTAATTCATACATTTTATTACTATCTAAGTCAACTAAGTCGCCTTTATAAAAAGCTAACGCTCCCGAAGCTAATTGCCTTCTTACTCTTTTCTCTTGTTTAAGAGATTGTTTTTTTACAGATTTTTCTTCGATTAAATATTTTGGAAGGCTCATTTCCTCTTTCCTTCATTATATCCTACTAAATAAGCTTAATACGGTAATAATTACTAAATCAAGTGGACTCATTTTAAAAATATTTCCTTTACTTTACTATCTAATAAATCTTTTATATAACTAAATTGTAAAGTCGGATAATCATTATCTTTTAAGAAGTCAAAATGACCTTCGTGGGTTGCATAATAAAATACTTCTTCTTGAATTCTTTTTAAGTCACTTCTTTTTAAGTCCGGTTTATGCGTTTTTTCACGATAATTATAACAATACATTAATTCTCTGCATTTAAGGCATTGATAATTTGTTCCCGACTCATCCGTATGACTTCTTATTTCTCCATTACATTTATTACATAAAATAATACCTTGTTTATTTTTAATTTCGCCAATAATACTTTTTATTACGCCTTCCGAAATTACGTATGCTATAAATTTTTCCTCAATTGTTTTTATCATTTGTATACCTTTTTTACTTCTTCATAAAGTTTACTTATTAATTCCGGCTTTTCATTTAAATATTGTTTTAGATTTTCTATTCCTAATACCTTATCGTCACCTATATAATAAGAGTGACCCTCGTGTTTTATTACTCCGGATAAAATTGCATATCTAATTATTGATTCAGAAATATCTATAGTACCCGCTTTATCTCCTAAGGTATTTAGAATAAATTGACCTGTTCTAAATGGCGTAAACGTTTTGTTTTTAACTGTTTTAAATTTTATAGTTACCGCAGTTACTATATCCTCGCCCTCTTCTTTTTCTTTAATTAAATCACCGCGACGTAATTCTAACCTAATTGAAGCCATAAATCTAATACCTTTACCGCCCGGCGTATCTTCCGGGTTTCCATATTGTCCTATTTTCATTCTTATTTGATTAATAAATAAAACTATTGTTCCGTTTGGTATAGAGTCATCTTCCCTAGTATTTAAAGCAGATTGTAATTTTCTTACTATTCTATTATTTACCATTGCCCTATTACCTATTCTTTCTGCATCATCCATAGATTTATCTAAATCTTCTTCGGGTAACATAGCAGCGACGGAATCTAACACAATTATTGCATAATCTCCCGACCGAGTAGCGGAATCTAATATTGTTCCCGCTTGTTCTGCCGTTTCCGGTTTAGCAATATCTAACAAGTCTAAGTTTACGCCTACTTTTTGAGACCAGACCGGATCGAAAACGCCTTCCTGATCGATCCACAAACAAGGCTTTTTAAATAGTTTTTGCTCGTTTGCAACAGAACATAAACATATATAAGTTTTTGCAGAACTTTCCGGGCCGTATATTTCTACCATTCTACCTCTCGGTAAACCGCCGCCCATTTCTATATCTAAAGGAATAATGCCGGTAAGTGTTCTTTCTATCTCTAATCCCTTCATTTGACTAGCAGGCTGTATTATCGTTTTTCCGAACATCTTATTAAGGGCCTTTACAACATTATTAGTATTTTCTTTTTCTTCCATTTAATCTCCTTACTTCAATAACCCGTATAAGGCTAAAACAAAACCATCCGCTTTATCACTATCTTCTATTTCAATACTAAGAGCGGTTTTTAAATAATCCTTAACTAACTTTTTAATGTCTACTTTTTTAGGTTTTCCTTTATTTTTACCCCTACTAATTTTTTCTATTACTACATTACCTACTTCTATTTGTTTATTTTTATTAAAGGCTATTTCTGCTCTAGCAGTTGAAGCAGAAACAAAATCAATATAATCACACTCCTTTTTAAAAGAGACATATGTTAATGTTTTAAAAGTAACTAACGCTTCAAAAACCTTTGGATTTAATCCAAGCCACGGTTGTTCTACTATTACTATTTTATAATTATCTTTATATTTCTCTAAATCTTGTTTAAACTTTTTTAAAGCATCTATAAAATAGTCTATCCTATGTTTAATATCGTCTTTTTTATTTGTTACTATTTTTTGTAAATCCTCAATATAAATATTATCATTGTCTGTTTTTAAAATACAAACACCCGTAAACTCCTCAGCTACATCAAAACCTATTGAAATAGCTTCTTTTCTTATTTTTTTGCTGAGGAGTTTTTCTACTTCTTCAATTTTTATAGTTTGCATTTTTATTAACGAACTACTAAATAGTTATTTATCCTAAAGTCGGTAAATCAGAATCACTACTATGGTCGGGTTCTATTGCCGGCTCCACTTTTTTTTCGGTTCTAGGCGGCACTATACCTTTTAAATAAGCATCTACTTTTTCTTTAGGCGTTGCAATATAAAGTTTATCTAAATCAAATTTTACTAACTTTTGCTCTTCTTCTGTTAAAGCTTTTTCTTCTCTTGCAGGAATAATTGTATAAACGGTATCATCTTGCTTCATTCCTTTTCTTGTTACAATTAAATCGTATTTATCCGGTGTCCCATATAAATCTGCTATACTTTCAATAGCTGTTTTTACGCGTCTTCCGAATTCCCATAACTTTACTTTACCGTCTGCTCTGTCTATAATGTTTACAACATACTTCAATTGACCTTTACTACCTTGTGCGCATATAGGACAGTTAACACTATCACAAATTGCAGAACGTTGAATATTTTGAAACCAATGAAATCTGAAAAACTTATACTTTCCTAAAATTCTAATAGTATAAGTTTTTTCTACCATTTTTAGCTTTAATATATTTCCATATTCTCCGCTAAAAATACCCTGCTCTTGTTCGCTATCTTTCCAACCGTGTTCGTCCATTTGTTCCTCCTTTAAGAAAGGCTCTCTTCTTTTTTATCGTCACCTAAATGTTTCTTTAGTGTATAAATTGCCTGCTCTGCAGCCATTAACCAACCCTCTAATACATCTCTTATATATCTTTCCTTAGATACGAAAGTACTAGCTTCTCGTTCTGCAGAAGCAGAAACAAATTTAGTAATTTGTTCGTTTTTAAGGGTTACATATTTTGCAACCTCATTATTTTCTTTTATAGCACGGTACCTTTTGTACTCTGGAGCAAGAAACATATAACAACCGGTTGCTATATCTAACATTTTTAAATATTCTGCTCTAGGACTAAAACTTTTAGATATTGCATCTGTTCTTAAAGCTTTGCCTATTTCTTCTATTTTATCTATTACTTCTTTTACTTGAGGATCTAAGTCGTATTGTTCCATTTTTCTTCTCCTTTAATATATCTCTTGTTAATTTAACTAAGTCGTGTTCCGTATTATGTAATTGATTTCTACATACTTCTATTGCTTTTGATAGTCCACTTATTTTATGTCTTTTCTCTATTTCGCTTAATTCCGTTTCTATTATTTTTAATTCTTCTATTATCCTATATACTCTACTAGCGTCTTTATAGAATTGAAAATGACTAGGATTAGGAGAAGTATAGGGAATATCTAATTTATCACATACTAATTGAATTGTAGTACTTATACCTATATTTTCCACTCTATACTCTCCCTAAATTTTTATCGCACTTTCTACAAATTAACTGAGTACCGTATTGATTACCACGCTTAATATATTCGTGTCCAAATAAAAGTAGAAGACAAACTAGTTCTCTTATACACTTTTTAATTTTCATTCTATTATAATTATACTTCAAGTAAGTTCCATTCCTTTAAGTATTTATTTCTATCTTTATTAAATTCTTCTAAAGAAATTAAATCATACCAATTTGGTCCTATCTCTATTTCTATTTCTAGCGGAAAAGTTACTCCCGGAATGCTAGAACACATTCCTTTTTTCATACATTCTATACCCTTATCTATTTCTTTTACTGGTGTAGAATATTTTAAAGAATCGTGTATAGTTAAAATTAATCTCATTAACATTTCTAATTTTTTAATTAAGTTATATACTCTAATAGTAGCTATACTAGTAATATCCGCTGCGCCGCCTTGAACAGGTGCGTTACAACATTGTCTAATAACTTCTGCTACTCTTTCATTATCCTTACTATCTATTTCCGGTAACCTTCTAATTCTACCAAATAAATCTTTTACTCGTTTATACTTCTTTACATCCTTCTTTTGATTTTCTAGCCATAATTTAGCTTTAGGATATTTTCCTAACACGTAATTAACAATTGCTATAGCTTCTAATTCCGTTATTCCTAAATCCTTTACTAAACTAGGTATTCCTCTACCGTATATTAATCCAAATACCACTTGTTTAGCTTTTACTCTATGTTCCGCGCTTACTTTACTTTTTATTTCTCCCGTAAGAATATGTAAATATTGTTTGTCGCCTACTTTTTTATATAAGTGAGGCCACACTAAACAACAAACTTCCGAATGGATATCTAACCCATTTCTAATATCCTCTAACATTTGAGGATCATTAGAATAGTTAGCCCATACTTTGTACTCAATTTGAGCATAGTCCGCAGATATTATTACGCACCCTTTATCCGGTATAAATAATTTTTTAATATTAGAATCCCTAGGAATATTTTGTAAGTTAGGTTTATGAGAAATTACTCTACCGCTAACAGCGCCGTGTTGCATATAATCCGTATGACATTTTCCGTTTTCATCTAAACTACTTCTTAATTGTTCTACATACGTAGTAAAATCGTGATTGATCGTTCTATATTGCATAATTAACTTTACTATTTCACTTTTTTCTTGTAATGTTTTTAAAGTAGCCTCATCCGTTGAATAACCGGTTTTTATTTGTTTAATAGGTTGTAAATTACAAACTTTATACAATAAGACTTGAAGGTGTTTAGGAGAATTAATATTAAATTTAATATCTTCTATTTTTTTACTTTTAATTAAACTAGGTAAAAGTTCTTCTACTTTTTTTATTTCCGGCCTACTATTTATTTGAAATTGTATATCTTCTATTCTATCTTGTAAATCTTTTGATAAAATATTAAGGTAGTTAGTATCTATTTGAATACCGCTATATTCCGTTTCCGTTAATACTATTAGTAAAGGTATCATAATATAATAGTATACTTTAGTCAATTCTTCTTTTTCTATTAAATCTTTTAATGCATAATAAATCCTTAAAGTACAATCAACATCAGAGGCGTTATACGGTAATAAAACTTCTTTAGGTACTATAGAAAAATTATCTATCTTTTCTAATCCTTCTTGTAATAATTTAGTATATACTTCTAAAGAGTTTTTCTTTGTTTCTTTTAAACTTTCTATTAAATCTTTTTTCATTTTACCTTTTAATTCTTTAAATATATTTTCAAAGTTTTCTTCATATCCACCCATATCCGTATATTTATAAGCTAAATCTTTTAAACCGTGAGAACTATTTTCGTCTATTAAAAAATGTGCTAACATAGTATCAAATAAGGGTAGTTTAACTTCAATACCGTATGTTTTAAAAAACTTATTATCAAATTTTAAATTTTGACCTATTTTAAGAAGTTCTTTTGATTCTAATATTTCTTTTAATCCCGCAAATATTTTATCTTGTTCATCCGGGGTATAATCTATCAAATAAAAAGCTATAGCTTCTTGTACGACGCAACTTAAGGCTATAGATATGATTCTATCTTTTAAAAAGTTAAAACCTTCCGTTTCTATATCGTACCCAAATAAGCCTACTTTTTTAATTTTATCTATATATATTAAAATATCTTCTACCTTAGGAGTAGTACAGTAATAGGTAGGAAGCTTTTCTTTTTTATAATCTAAATTATCGCTTACTTCTTTAACTAACTTTATATCTTTATGAAAGTCTACTTTTAAATTAGGATATTCGGGACGTCTTAAAACATAGGCCGGATGATAGGTAGGAATAACTTTAACTTTTAATCCCTCTATTTCGGTTTCGTATATATTACCTCTAATATTTGATATTCCTTTACGTTTTAATATTGCTTCTAACGCTACACTTCCTAAAGTACATATAATTTTTGGGCTTATATTTCTAATTTCTTCTAATAAAAAAGGAAGACAGCATTTTATTTCCATTGTTTTAGGCGGCCTATTTTCAGGAGGACGACAGTTATGCGAAACTAAACCCCCTGCTATAAAAGATTCGTCTTCTACTACCGATAAAGAAAATACGCTTTTTCGTCTCGGCGTAATCCCTTTTTTATCTATTAATAAGGTATCTATAAAGTTAAATTCGTGATTATCATTTTTTTCTAAATTTCTAATTTCCGTTAAAATTACTTCCGGATATCTAAAAATTATTGAATAATGATAATCTAAAAATTTATAACCTCTTTGTTCATACCATATTCTTTTATCTATCATACTTCTATAACTACTATTCCACACCTCTATTACTATATTCAATTTAGGTAAATAAAAATCTGCAAAATATCTATCCGCTATTAATTTTTGGCGCTTTACTTCGTACCTATTCTTAGTTAATAATTCGTATAGTTCTTTTTCGCCTACCCCGTTTCTACCTATAACATTTAAGCTACCGTCTAATTTTCTACGAAAATTAATAGTATCTTTAAATCCGTTTCTTATTCCTTTTTTATATAATTCTTTCATACTTTTAGAAATATTATCTCTAATATTTTGAACTCTGTTTTGACGGGCACCTCTAATACCGTTCCATTTCTTAGTACATTCTAAGGAGCAAAGTTGAGTTTGCCTATAATCCGAATAAAATAAGGAACCGCATTGAATACATTTTTGTGCAAGAACTCTTACCCTATCCCCTATTCGTAAGTCGCTAACTTTAGTCCATTCCTTATTTGTTAAAAATTTATGATCTCCGGTAACGGTAATTTTATAGGGATTACCGCCGTTAGACTTAAGATAACAAGTAAAAAAAGTAGTGTCCGGATGTACCTTTATTTTTAAAGGGGCTATAACTCTTCTAAATCGTCCTTTATGAGTTAATACTAAATCGTCCTTACGTATCTTTCCAAGCATTTTCCATCCTTTTGAAGTAAATACTAATACATTAGGACTGTAAAAACACTTACAAGTATTTGTTATATAAACGTCTTCCCTATTTATATTAGCTTCTTTTAAGGCGATATTTAGAGTATCGCCCGCATCTCCTACAAACGGTTTTTGATTAATTGTTTCGGCTTGTCCTAAAGCTTCTCCTATAAATATAACTTTAGCATTTTGAGGACCGGTTCCCATAACTCTATATGCAAAGAATTGTCCTTGATAGTTTACTACACAACTAGTCTTCCAAAGGCCGCACTTAATACAATTATCCGGTTTTATGTCTTGTTCCATTCTTCTCTCATCTTACTTAAGTTTCTTTGTTTTTTAAATTCTTCTTTTAAAAGAAACTGTTTAGCGGAAGGAGTAAGTTCATCATCCGCCATAATATGATTTACTTTATCTATAGAAATTTGTACCTCTTGTAATAATTGTTCGTTTAAATTCATTTTAACCCTACTTCTTCTCTTCCTATTTTAATTATATCTCTAAATCCTTCTCTTTTAGTAGGTTCTTCATATAACTCGTCAAACTTTTTCCAAACTTCATACCACGTTTTTCTAGGAGTACCGTGGGGTTTATTCATTCTTCTATTTACAGATTCTTCCATAGTTAACTTAGGCATTACAATTGCTACTGCTTGATAACCATAATCTATCGCTAAATCTATATACGGCCTTCTCATACTTTTACTTATTCCTACTTCATCTACTATTACATTTTCACATTGTTCCATAAAGTTTTCTAAAATACTTTTTTCTGACCTAAATATGGTTGGCTCTAACTTTGGATTAAAAACATAATCGCCGCCGCCTATCATATATCTTAAACTATCTCTGCAAATTACTACATAGCCGGGCGGAAGTAACCTTAATTTCTTTATTATTGTTGATTTACCCGAGCCTATATTACCTACCATTACGGTTAATACTTTCTTCATTTTATCCTCCCGTAGACCCTAATCCCTTTAAACCTCTATCCGAGGACTTTAAATATTTTTCTTCTTTAGCGGGTAAAACAATTCTCGGGTGAATAACTAATTGACAAATTTTATCTCCTTTCTTTATTTGATAATCCTGATTACCGTGGTTATATATTTTTATAGTTACCTCTTCTCTATATCCCGAATCAATGGTTCCCATATGAATTTGTAAACAATTTTTTACTCCGTGGCCGCTTCTAGTTCTTAATTCTAACCAATAATCCTCACTAACTTCAAAAGCTAAACCGGTTCTTACGATTTCAGAACTTTTAGCTTTTATTAGTTTGTCTTCTATAGAATGAATATCATATCCTACATCTCCTCTAAATACCGGCATATCAATTTTTGCATCGGAAACTACTTTTTTATATTTTAAGAATCCTTGGAATCTTATATTAGTAAACATTTAAGTTCCTCCCTTCTTCCTATCTTCCATTAATTGTTTTACAAAATCTGCAACATCTTTTAAACATCCTTCGCCATAGATTGTTCCTATCATTGGAAAGAAACAATATTGTCTCCAAGCGCCATACCGTTTTATATAACCTAATATTATCTGAAGACTTATGTTTCTTACGGTATATGCTTGAGTCTTCTTTGTTTCATCTTGTTCTACTAAATCAAATTGAATATATTTATATTCAGTTTTCATCTTAATTTTTTTACGCCCTTAACTTCGGGTAAATATTTTATTATATTCTTTTCTAATAATTTAATCTTTAAATATAAGAAGAATAAATAGTTTACGCTATCTCGTAATTCAGAGTAGAGGTACTCAAACATATTATCCCTAGTAAAGTTATCCTTAGCATATTTTTTCTTTCCTAATCTATTTCCTTCAATAACCCATTTTGTAAACTTTCTTAATTCTTTTTCGTCAAAACTATTTATTTTCATTTTTACTCCTTCTAGGATAAGTAGCTACTACAAAAATTATTACGATAACTATTATTATGAGTAACGTATCCATATTTTAATATTCTTTTAATATTTTAATTAAATTTAATTTTGAAATTCTTAAAGCCTTTTTATTATTTTTAAGTGTCCAAAGAATACCCGGTAAATAATTCATTTGAACACAATACTCAATAAAGTAAGGATTAAATTTAGGATCCTTTAAATAAAATGTGTTGTCATATCCAAAAACTTTTAACATTGCTACGTGTCTTTCTGCGCATAAATAATCCTGCTGATATAGGCCTCCACAATCGGGGCCGTTTCCTCCTTTACCGCAACAATTATGTACAATTATACCATTTGCTATATAATTTCCAGTTTCTGTTTCTAAATTGTAAACAACTTGATTATCCTTTATATTGTTTATGTATTTAAAATTGCAAATTCGATCTTTCAATTTCCAAGTAGTAGAAGTATATTTAATTTTTCTTTTTAACACCGGTTTACACTCTATATTAAATTTAATATAATTTGGCATACAAATTAAGTATAAATCTCTTTTAGATAAATATCTTTTACCGTTATTACTGAATAAATTACCCGTTCCTTTTGGATGCCCTAACCTCTTTTTATACGAATACTTTAAACACTTCAAAAACTTTTCTATTTTACTTAGTATTACCGGATTAGAATTACTTATACAAATATGTTTACAAGTATTTTGATTGGAACCTTCCGCATCATATATACCCGCTAAATAGCCTCTCATATAATCTTTCGTATCTATAAAAGAAATAACTTCTTTTACTTTATTTATTGTAGATTTTTTCCAGGTAGCCATTTTATATAAATTATGCCCTCTATATGTAGCATATATTTTAATATTTAATTTAGGTATACCAAATTGAGTTAAACAACCATTTACAAATTCTAATAATTGAATATCTTTTGAATGGTAACTTAATACGTAATTATTAGGTAATTGCCGCAAACAACCGTCTCCTTCGGTATAACCCGCTAACCAACCCGTATACCAATCATCTAAAAAACGACTATTATTAATATCGTATACCCTAATTGTACTCACTAATTCAGAAGGAATTACATACGTTTTTTCAGAATCTTTTGCTACTTGTAATATCTTATGATTATCGGTAATAGATAATAATTCTTTTTTATTATATTTTAAAGAGCCTACGCTAGAAGTCCTTTTAAATAACCTTATAACTCTAGAAGGTATAAGTTTACTTCCCCGTAATCCTAAAATAATATCGCCTACTACGATATCTTCAATAAATTTAATTGAGTAATTTTCCATCAGTATTTGAGTACCTTTTAAAAGGCAAGTTGTTTTAAACATATCATAGCCTATAACTTTTCTTCCTATTTCTACTCTATGGTGTTTAAAGGTAGCAATTCCGAAGTCGTCTAATGTCCAAAGTTTAATTTTAAAATCCTTAGGATTATTTTTATTTATAAAGCCTTGTAAGTCGTTTGCGTCACAATCAACATTTGGAGGACCCCAATAATAAATCCAACAATTTTTGCCATCATTCTCTTGCCAAATATCGGGTGCTTTTTTAAAAGAGTATTCGCCCATTCCTATGTTATGTATATTTTCTTTAATACATCTATCTATCAACCATTTAAGGAATATTCTATTTCTACTCATAATGTTTTCTTTAGTATCTATTGTTTCTGCTATTTCTCTTTCAAAATGAATTTCCGGTTTATGAAATAACGGGTATTTATCTTTATACATTTCATAGAACCAATTTATAATTTTTACTTCTTTTATAGCTACGTTACAAGTCCGCCATTTGAAATATATGGGAAAACACTCAAAACCTTTTTCAAGAAGGTTAAATAATAGTCCCGCTGAATCTACTCCTCCTGAAAATAGCACAAATACTTTATCTTTCATTTCTTCCCCTGATATGCGTAATAACCGTTTTCTTTATTACACCTTAATTCTTTATTCCAATTTTCCTTTCGTCTATTATATACGCAACTATAATTATATCTCTCCGAAAAATAGCCCTTAAATCTTATTCTAAACTTACAACTTTTACACTTATCTCTCATACCATAGTCTCCTATCAATCCTTAAGGGTACTTCACTTGCAAACAACACGTAATCATTAAAGGTATCATACGGCTTAAAAAGTGTATAGACATACTTATAGTATTCTTTTAATATACTTTCTTTTTCTTCTACTTTAGAGACTCCACTACCGTGGCCAGCGTATACGTATTTAACGGCTTTGGACTTGCATATTTCCACTAATTTACGGAACCTTAACATTTCGTTATCTCTATTCCAATCGTCCGAAATTTCGTTACCTAACTCCTTTTCTAACTTTACATATCTTTGATAGAATTTCTTATTATTTTCCATTATAGTGGGCGTACCTAAATATACTAAATCCACATTCAGGGCCGCCATCATTCTAGGTAGCCACTCAAAAGCATCTTCTTGCCAATGAAACCAATTCCTATACTTATCACCTACAAATAATTTTAACCGCATAATTTTGATATAGTCTTCCCAACCAAAAGATTTTCCCGTTGTAAAACATAAAATATTTGAAGCTTTTACTAAATCCGTATCCGTTATAAAATCTTTTAATACTTCTGTTAATATTCTTACGCATTCCATTCTATCACAAGAATAAACTACATAACCCTTTTTAGTTAAATAATAAGTTAAATCTAAACCGCAAGCAAAAGGAACGGCTATCGTTTTTACATCCTTAGGAATATTATTTGTTATCTCTTTATATATTAATCTTTGACTTCCCATTATTCCAGAATTAAAAACTTCTAAATTATTTACTTTAGAGGTAGGCAACACTTCTTTTTTTATTAACTCTAATTCTTCTTTTTTTAGAGTTTTTAAATAGTTTTTGAAACGTTCTATCCACAAATTTCTAGCTTCCGCCCGGGGTTTACTCATTTTTTACCTTCTAATTTTTCTATTAATTTTTTAAGTTTAAAATAAACTAAATGACGCCCTTTTTCTATACACTCCATCATAGCGTGACAATATACGCACGTCCAAATACCTTTCAAAAAGTCTTTATTATTCCAGTGGTGGTAAACTAATCTAATAGATTTACCTTTAAGGGTTTTATTCCTTTTACAAATTTCGCATTTACCGTCTTTAGGATAGGACCGTTTATTAATATTAGAAAAATACTTATTTCCAGAAGACAATTGATGTTCCCTATAGTAAGATATAGACCCTTTTCTTTCACATATATTACAAATATATCTGTAACACCTTTTCATCCAAGGGCGTAAATTTTTTCTAGTTAATATTACTTTACAAATAATACATCTTTTACGTTTACGCCAATAATTAAGATGTTTTTTATGTAACTGCTTTTTTAGCATACTCTTCTTTTCTTTCTCTAATAGTATTCCAACTTTGGACAACTTTTAATGTTTTTAAAGGTTTTATTATATAGTATACTCTACTAAAGTGCCCTAAATCATAATCCTTATATACTTCTAATTTTTTTCGGCAAATCATTCCTAAATGTTTTGTATATTCAACTAACATCTTTGTACTAAAACCGTATTTATCAAAATACAAACCGTATTTTTCTGCCGCAAAATCTATACGCTTAAATCTTTTTAAGTAACATTCGCCGTAAGAAACTACTAAACCTTTATTAGCTAAATAAATTGCTAAATATAAACTATCGTATGCAGAACCCCAAGGGTCTAAATCTATTAAATCAAATTTCTTATTTTCATATGTAAATTTTGCTAAAAGTTTAAAAATCGGTAAGTGATAAGAGGTATTAAAAGATTTATTTATATCATTTGTTATTGTTATTTCTTTTGGATAATGTGTTTCACTACCGCAATAACCGTCTAGTATATCTTTAGGTTTAATTAAATTAATAAATTCGGTATCTAATTCTCTTTTATATCTTCTACCTCCCTTATTTCCATAGGTAGAAGTTTTAGTTCTTAATCTTCTCATATGTATTCTTACCGTATTTTCTGTTCTATCTAAAAGTTTAGCAATTTCTTCGCTAGTTAACTTTTGTTTCATATATTCTTCTAATTCTTTAAGTTCCTTTTCTGACCAGCGCTCAAAATATTTCATCCTAACCTTCTTAAAGTTTGCATATTTCGCTTTAGAGTTAAATATGTTTCTAATTTATATTCGTCATTAAAATCTATAGGTTTCTTATTCCTTTCAAATTTTCCTATAGGACTTATTAATTTATTATCCCTTGCTAAAACATACGCTGCAGAACTGTCATTTGACCTTATAAATTTACATTTGCCTAACTCCTTCAACTCTTCTCCCCCGTTATTTCCTAACCCTAACAAATGTATGGATTTTTGTAATAATCCTTCTCCTTGTAATCCGCGTATAAATTCTATCCTACTAAATCCGCTATATTTTATAGCGGTATAGCCTATTCCTATTACGTCTATTTCTTTTATATCTAAATATTCTGCATAACAATATAATAATTCATTTAATGTTCTGCCGTGAATAGAAGCTTGTAATTTATAATTTCTTAATTCCTTTTTCTTCTTTAAAAAAGATATAAAAGTTTTAACTTTTTTTAAGGTTTCCTTTGTATTGTAAAATATATCAGGGCATATTACTTCATTTGCTTTTACAAAATCCATTTTTGATAATAGCGTATTTCCTTCTTCCGGTATGCCAGTTTCAAAAGCGCCGTTATCTAAAATTTTATATTTATTAATTGATAAAACTGCGGCGGCGTAAGAATTATTATAAAGTAAATGAGAAAGAAATAAGTGTAAGTCACAATACTTATCTACTTCTTTAATATAAGAACTAGGAACAATAAAAGCTAATTTCATAATTTTAATAAAAGTAAGAGCTATCTTTAACGGATAGCTCTTACTCTCCTTATCGATCTTTATTATTTATTAAACGCCTGTCGTTGGAGCGGTAGTAGTACCTTCCGCCGGTTTTTCTACGCCTTCTGTTGTAGCTGTTTCCTTTACTGTCTTACCTTTCTTCGCGGAATAAATCTGGCCTCTTACAACGGTAGACTTTGCATCCGGAAACTTCGCCTTTATAACTTCTACTATCTCATCGGTTGTCTTTCCTTCTGCTAATAAACCTTTGATTCTTCCTAATCTGCTATTCTTGCCCATTTACTCACCTCCTCTTAAATATTCTATTTAAAATTTTACTAAATAAACCTTCGGCTCCTTTTACACATAAATAATAATCAGGTTGATTAGTACCTAGTTGTTTAAAGGAATTTGGAAATACATAAATTTTTACCTTACCTAAAGAAGCGGATAAGTATTCGCCTGTTTTACCCTTATTTTTCCAAAGGCCTGAAAGTGTTTCCATTCTATTCCTCCGCATAATCTTTACTCCTAGCAAAATCTAATCTTTTCTTTATTTGAGATAAAGATAATCCGAAAATTCTAAATTCCGAGGTATGTAAAAATATTTCTTTTGCTTCTACTTCTGTTCCACATAACGGACAAGTAACTTTCATCTATTCCTCTATTTTGGAAATACTATTTTACTACAATCAAGCACGCCGATACCGTATTCACAGATTGGACAAATAGGATCGTTAATTACTTCATTATAAATTCTACCCGCTTCTTTTAACGCTTCTTCTACTATGTTAAACACTTTGCACAATCCGAAATAATTTTTTAATACTATTGGATTTGGTTCCGGCCTTTCTTCATTAATAATTAACGCTCCACATTTTATACATTCACTCCAACTTTCTGAATTACCTATTTTACAATCACACGTATAAATTCTCCACCAATAAATATTCTCTATCGCTTGAGCTTGAGTTACACGATATCCATCTTTAGTATGTAAGATATAAACGCCATTATCTGCACTCATTTACTTCCTCCTTATCTATATTATAATTCAAATGTAGAACACTTTTTAAATTATTTGTATATCTGAAGTCCATCTCTTACCCCGTCTCTTTCTAAAAACATACGCTACCGCGTTATGGTCGTGTATACTTTCAAAATTTTCAACCTTAATTTTAAACTTCTTTATTACACTTATCTCTTGCAACTTAATAGCCACATCTCTACATATATCCTCTACAAATTTTGCATTTTTATAGCCCTTTTCGGTTACGTATTTCTCATCGGGTCTTTTTAAAATAGGATATAGTTCACACGAGCCTTGTTTTTCTATTAGTTTTATTAAATCCTCTAAAGGAATTGATTTATTTTTTTCAAATATTATAGTAGCTTCAACGTAGCCTCTTTGATTATGTGCGCCGAACTTACTTATTTGTTTAGAACAAGGACAAACCGAAGTAACGGGAACTTTAATTTTATATGCATAATTAAAGAAAGTATACTTACCTTGTTGTAATCTGCCTATAAGAGAACAATTATATGCTAACACACCTTTCTTTTTTGAAACCGGAGCTATTTTCTCCATAAATAATTTAAAATTAATTTCACAATATATATCCTTCGTATCTACTACTTGTAATAATTGATATAGAAAATCTCTTAAATTTTTTCTTACGTTTAAAGGTTGTTTTTGTTGAAATAATACTTCTAAATACCTAGACATATTAGTTCCTTTTCTTGTTTTAGGTAAGGAACCATATAAATGTGCGGTAGAATAAATAGTTTGAATTATACCGTTTTTTAATTTTATGGGTAGCGGAAAATCAATATCCGTTACTCCTACTCTATCTATTTGAATAGAAGAAACAGGCGTATTTTGAATATCCGGTAGTAAGTCCTTCATTTTCTTCTCCTTGATACTATATATAAAATTGTTAAATATATTATTAATAAATTAATAACCATTTTACTTTACTCCAAACATTTTTCTTCTTTCGGCGTCGTCTGAATATCTTTCTGGAGCTTTAGGTTTTCTAGGTTTTGGATTTTTTGGAAGTCTACTAGTAATATAAGTCTTTCCACATATTTTACATTTTCCAATACCTATAAATTTACCCTGTTTAAGTAAACCTATTATATCGTGTTTTACATTACAACATTTTATATAGTCTCTATAAGTAGGATTAGTATAGTATATAAATTTTTCTTCACAACTTTTATGCATATCTAAACCGTATTGAGTTATTATTTCATCGGCTTCTGTTAATTCTAAATTACAAATTATACACTTCATTTATATTCTCCGTTAGTAGATTTTCTTACGATTGATCCATTTAAAGTTAATTCCGCATCTATTAAAACCGCTAACTCTTCAGCTTCTTGATATGCGCAATGAAAGGGCTGCCCTAATCCTAACTCCTTAATTAAATTTTCACTCCAAATATATACTCTACAAATAGAATATCCGCCTGCGGATTTATTTTCGCCGCAGCCTAACTGCCAAACTTTAACGCGTAACCCGTTATATAATTTTAACTCTTCCATTTATTTCTCCTTTTTAGTTAAATCTAATACTTTTAAATTTCTTAATTTATATTCTTCTAGTAATTCTTCTTTATTTAATTCTGTTGCGCCTAAATGTTTAGGCATTTTATTTTTCTTTTTTGCTATCTCAAAAAATTCCGGTTCTATATTTTCGCCCTCTTTTTTACCTCTTTCTCTACCTAACTTAATTGCCTCTTCTAGTATTTCTAAAAAATCTGAAATATTTATAGACCAAATATTATTCATTTTTTCCTTTTTCATCCTTCTCAATCGTTTTCTTAAACATTAAATTACCCGCCCTATGATAAATTACAATTCCCTCTGGTTGCATAAATCCTAATGAAGCACTACTACCTTTTAATACTAAATTATCTAAAATAGAATCTATGTCGGATGTATTAAAAATACCTGTCCATAAAATAGGCACAACGTAACAACATTCGGGACAATACTCTTGTTTTTCTAATAGGGGTTGTGTTCTATCTTTAATCCATCTATCGGTATTAAATAAACTAAATCTCTTTTCTCCTTTAGGCAAATTATAGCCTCTTTGTATTCCGCTTCCCCACCACTCGCCATAATGATACCCCTTGCCTAATTTTAATAATTCTTCCTTATTAGTTTTTACCCATTGAGCAAAACCGTGATTATCATTATGAATTTCTTCTTGAATTGATCCCCAAAGAAATCTGTTTCTACTTCCTGCAAAAATATTATTTATTTCGTCAATATAAATTAAACCGTTAGTGCCGTCAATTTTTTCGGTAATAATAATCTTTCTACTTAATCTAGGTATTTTTTTAAATTCTTTAAACTCGGGAAAGTTATCCACTATACCCCCCTCTTCTTATTAAAATTTATTACTTGTAATCTAGCACTATAATGTAAATTATGTGTTACGCAATACGCCCATACTCTTTTTCTTATTTCTATATCTTTCTTTTTATTATAAGAAGTATAGGGCATTAAAGAAGTAGCATAAGGCACTAAATCTTTATTTATTTTATCTAAGTCAGTTACTATTTTTATTTCAACCCTTTCAAGATAGTCCTTAAAACAGGTAGCATTTTTAAATTTAATTATTTCTTCTACAACAGATAATTCCTTTGGACTAATTACTATATAGTTAAAAGTTTTTATTATATCGTTAAAATCTTTTTGAGTCTTAATTAAATCACTATTCGTTTCCAAATGCCACTTAACGTCAATACCTTTTAACTCGCTAATTATGTGTGTTATTTCTTCTAAATATAGTAAGGGCTCGCCTCCAGTAAATACAACTATAGCCGTTTCTGGCCTATCATCAATTTCATTTACTAATTCTTCTATCGTAAATTCTTCCCCGTTAATATGGTATTTAGAATCGCACCATTTACACTTTCTTGTACAACCGGAAACCCTAATAAACAATGCAGGATATCCCTGAAATCTTCCTTCACCCTGTATACTCTTAAAAATTTCATTTATCTTCACTTTTTATCTCCCGGAATGAGGCCTACTATTTTATAATTAGTAAAATCTATTAATTCTTGCACACTATTTACATAATCTTTTACTCTCTTAAATTCCTCTTTATAGTTAAAAATTATTCGTTGCCAATCTATATTAGTCGTTATACTATTTGCGATAATATTAGAAATTAAAAAAGACGAAGTCCTTAATTCTAGCTCTCCTATAGATTTAATTACCGCATCTTCAACTTCTTGGCTAGTAAAAGGTCTTGTTAATTCCTTAATTATTAATTCTTTTGCTTGATTTATTTTATTTTTTTCTAATCCTAAACTTACTTTCCATTGAAATAGATTATTTCCAAAAATAGTACTTGAAAATCTAATACCGTATACTAAATTATGATTTTCTCTAATTTCCGTAAATAGTCTTCCGCTCATATCGTTTAAAATTGATTCTATTAAAGCTACCGTAAAAAATAAAGTTGTAGCATCAATAGGTAAAAATTGAGAAAATCCTATAATAACTTGTGCTTGTTGTAAATTATTTCGCTCTATAAATTTTTCTTTGTTAGTAGAAAGAAAATTTACTTTTGGATAAGAGGTAGGACACAATTTAATATCTAAACAATCCGCGATATCGCCTACTATAATTAAAGTTAATGGATTATATCTATCCTTTTTATATTTTAATAATTCCTTTCTACCTATTTGATTTAAAGTAGAAGGGAAACCTATAATAGGGTAATGAAGTGGATAGTGAATATTATACATATTTGTATAAAATAAATCACTAACTTTCTCTTGAGGATCGTCTTCATAACTTTTTAACTCTTGTAATATTACTTTTCTTTCTTTATCTATTTCCTCTTCCGGGATTACGCAATTTTCTACTAGGTCTGAAATTACGTCAAAACCTTTATTCATATAACGATTAGCTATTTTAACATAATAACCCGTAATTTCACTATCCGTAAAAGCGTTTAAATCTCCGCCGTATCTTTCTATATCATAAGCTATTTGTTTTGTAGTTCTTTTCTTTGTACCCTTAAAATGCATATGCTCTAAAAAATGAGAAATACCGTAAGGATATTTTTCAAATTCGTTTACTAATCCCGTAGGTGCTACTAACATAATAGTAGTATATTTACTTGGAAGATTTATAAAAATTTTATTCATATTACTCCCAAGGAAAAATTAGCCATTCCTCACTTATTTTATGAATATACCAATCGGGTTTAATTACAGAATGTTCTTTATAAAACAGTGTAGCCGTCCTTACTTCTACTCCTCCCAACTCTAAATGTGATTTTACTAATTGTATAGTTTTTCCGGAGTCCGCCACATCATCTAATAATAAAACCGGAGACCTTAAAGGAACGGTATAGGAACTATTTAAAAGTATCGCACCCTGTTTAGTATCCTCGTAACTTTTTACACTTATAATTGTTAGGGGTTTTTCTAATCTATTATGTAATTTTGTACCTAGAGGGCAACCGCCTGTAGCTAGACAGACTAAGGTTTCCGGCTGAAATTTTGAGTACTTAATCCTTCTAATTAAAAGTATTACATCTTTATCAAATTCTTGCCAAGTATACTTAATTTTTTTCATTTTCTACTTTCTTTCCGTAGTATTCTTTATCTGTAGATATATTACTATGTTCGTGTTCAAATACTTCTGATAACATTGCGGGATTAAAAAATTCTTTACAAATACTACATTGCATCATTTTATTCTCCATACTCACTTTACCTCCAGGTAATCAGATAGGGCTTGGGCTAATCTTTTTGGATTATATGCTAATAAATTATTTACATTTAAATCTCTTAATGTTTGAATAGACATATTAGGAAATTCGTCATTTTCTTCTATTATTTTCTCTATCTTCTCCACCCCCGCCTTCTCCCGCCATTCTGCTTGGAGTTTGGCGTGGTAGACATTATATTCTTTAATAGTTTTTTCTAAACATTTGCATCTTTCTATAAGCCAGGCAATATCACACGCTTGGCAATTATTTCCGAGTGCATCAATCTTCTTATGTTCACATTCGGTATATTTTTCAAAAGAAGTATAATTATCCTTAACTGAATGAAACTCCGGCATCCCCTTGCCCTCTAAAACTTGGAGGAAGGAAATAGCAAGCTGTAATGCCTTTGCCTCTTTACTCGTTTCGTATGGTGGCATATAACCACATTGCCCCATTCTGATATTATAAAGTTGCTCTAATACCTCAATCGCTTCCCGTAATTCATTCATTGTGAGCCTCCGGGGTTAGGCATAGGTTATTTAAGTTCCTCAAACTTTATATCCCCCTTACAAATAATCTCATTATTATCATCTAATTTTACATATTTTATTTTTTCTTTTTTAAAGCGTATTCCAAAAAAGTACCCAAAAGTAAGTTTTAATTTGCCATACACCCAAGCGTCGCCATACACCTGAGCATTGCCATACACCCAAGCGTTGTCATACACCCGAGCGTTGTCAGACACCCGAGCGTTGTCAGACACCCAAGCGTTGTCAGACACCCAAGCGTTGCCATACACCCAAGCGTCGCCATACACCTGAGCGTTGCCATACACCCAAGCGTTGCCAGACACCCGAGCGTTGTCAGACACCCAAGCGTCGCCAGATTGGTCTAAATTATTTTCTTTTTCTATATATCCCCCCTTATCGCCTTTAGATATACCACCAAAAGAAATAGTCGCCTCAATCTGATGCAAGGTTATTCCACACCATACCTTTGTTACATTTGTTAGTTTGTATTTCATTATTTACCCTCCCTATATTGTGACCTCAGCAAAACTAACCTCGCTTTCATACACTTTAACTGTCACGTAGTTAAATCTATTTCCTATCGGACTTGCGGTTCCTTCCATATATTGATTACCTAATTCCTTTATCTCATTAGCAAACTTATAAGCTAAATTTTCCGCATTAGGATTTTCTATAAAATTATTTAAGTAGGTGTGGTCGTATTTATTCATTACTTCTTTTACCTTTACAAAATCTACCGCAAATTCGTTTATATCTAAAACTTCTGCATCTACCGTAATTACTATCTTCCAAGTATGCCCGTGCAAATTAGCACACTTGCCAATATAGTTCGGTAATCTATGAGCAGAATCTAATTTTACTTCTGTTTGAATTTTCACGTTTTCGTCCTCCAAACTTTTAATATAAGTTTTATAGTATTCCATAAAGAACCGTGACACTCTCCTATTATGCATTCTTTACCATTCTTCGTACCGTGTAAAAATGTGAATACATTTTTTAAGTTTCTATACATTATAGAGTATATTTGTATTTTCATTTTATATACCTACCTTTTTAATAAGAAGAATACACGATTTATAATAAAATATTACTACGCTATAGTATAGCGATTTAGGAAGATATTGTAATCTAAAATATCCTCTCCAAAATTTTCTCATTATATTTAACGCTTTATTAAATCCGAATAACTTCCGTAAACAATTAAATGCTACGTTTTCAAACTTATTAAGTTTCTTCATTTAATACCTCCTTATTATGTTAATAATATCGTCTATCGTATTTACTAAACCTAATGTTATTTGAAAATCTTTTACTTCATTTTCTGTAATTTTATCTCCCTTATAATATTTAGAATTTTTATTTTGACTTAATGCTATTTCTTTTATTTCGGTATACTCTATTTGAAATTTTCCTTTATCCGTTACTCCTAATATTTTTGGAATGTTTAAAGACTTATTTTCTAATTCCTTAAATGTTTTAAAAAAACTACACTCCCTAAAATTATCACATTTAAGGCAAATATCATTTGTCACATTAAATTCTTGTCCCTTATTACACATCATCTTTCACTCCAATACTTTCTCATTTCTTCAATAGTACATTCCTCTATGCGACTTGTATCCGTATAAAATTTATAAAAGAGTGTTCCTTTAAATTCCGACGTTTTATTTTTATAAAATATTAATTCTACTATAGGATAAACTATGCCTCCTTCTCCTATAAAAGTTCTTGTAGAAGAATCCCTTTTTGAATGAAGTTCATTATAAAGTAAAATCGTAACATCCGCATCATATTTTAAATCGCTTACTTCCTTTATATCATCATTAGTAGGCCTCATTCCCGGGTGTGCTAATTTTCTTAATTCTGAAATAGCTATAACCGGGATATCAAATTTTACAGTCCACTCCTTTAGTTTATCCGAAATATACATATAAATATCACGCGTCTCTTTTTTAACCGCTGTATGCATTTGATTTAAACTATCTATTATTACGACTAATTGTTTTCCTTCATATGCTTTTAAATATACCTTAATTAATCTTTCCATATCCTCTATCGATCTTATAGTTTTTTCATCCTTAATAGAAATAGTATCCGATAATAATCTAATTTGATTTATTTTTTCTTCCCTTATTTTCATTAACTCTTCTTTATTTATTATAGTAGGATTTTCTAAAATTTTATATTTAGGATTTGAAACAGTATTAATAGGCAGACCCGATAAATTAGCTACCATTCTAGCTATCATTGTTCTATTACTTACATCTAATCCAAAATATAATATAAAAACTTTACCCGGATTAGATAATGCTAAATTTAAAGATAACGAACAAGTTAATGCCGATTTACCCGTATTCTCTTCCGCTGCAACTATAAATAACGCATTTTGAAAACCGTCTAATTTTTCAGTCATTATAGGCCATTGTGCAATATTTAGTCCTAATAATTTTCCTCTACTTTCCGACCAACTTTCAAATAAAAATATTTCTTTATTTAAAGTATCTTTTTCATTTACTATATCAGAAGTAGTTACTCCGTAATCTCCTAACTTTACTTTTTCTATTCTTTCTATTTCACTCAATACCGTTTCCGTTTTTACACTAGCCGCCTTTGCTAACTTTTTACACATATGTTCTTTTTCAATAAAACTTTGTTCTTCCGAAATAAATTGTAAAAGGTCTTCCTTTAAATTCTTATCTAAGTTTGAATCTATATATTTTTTAAGTTTATAGTCAAACATAGAACTTTCCGGAAGCTGTAAAAACTTATCTTTTCCGTACTTCAATAGATATTCGTCCGGGTCTTTAGCATCCGATAATTCCTTAATATATACCTCTAGCTCCGGGGTTTTAGATAAAGCCGATATAGCACTCTTGGTAGCCTCTTTTCCCGCGTTATCGCTATCAAATAAAAGTATAACTTTTTTAACTTTATATTTTACTAATAACCTTATATGTTTATACGATATAGCATCTCCGCAAACTGCTACAACATTGGGAATACCATTTTTAATTAATTGAAAGGCATCTAAAAATCCTTCTACTATATAAATTGTTTCATATTGTTTTGAATTATTAAAATTAAATAAAATTTCAGACTTTTTATATACTTGACAAGTGGAGGATAAATAATACCTTTCCGATTGATCCTCTTTAATTTTTCTACTTCCAAACGCTACTAATCTATTAAAAGAATCGTATATAGGTATAATTAATCTTTCATTTAATAACTCTCTAAATAAACCCGCTTCTTTTATATCGTTTTCAGTATATCCTTTAGTAGTAAGAAAAGGAAGTAAGGAATCGTATTTAAGATATCCAAATTTAACTTTATCTTCTATTTCACTTACGCCTCTTTTCTTTACGTATTCCCTTATTTCATTATTACTTAAATAAGTCTTATAGGCTACATCCCTTACTAATTCTAGTAATGTTTTTAATTTTGTTTGATATTTATCTACAGAGTCTTCTTCTATCTCTACGGTAATATTAAATCGTTTTGCTAATTCTACTACGGTTTCTATAAACTCACTTCCTTCTAAGGGTAACCCTTCAAGTAAGTTAGCTGCATCAAAGATAGATCCGTTTTTCCCGCAGGAAAAGCAATGAAAAGAACTTTCATCCGGGTAAAATGCACAGGACGGTTTAGCGTCATTATTTTTATGCCATACCCTATTTGGACAAGTAAAATGAGAACGCGTAAATTCCGTTCCTTGGGTTTCTAAATAATCCTTTAAGAAAGGTTTCAATTGTTCTATTACATTATTTAGGTTTTTTACTTTCATACTTTCCGTAATCTGCCTTCTTCGTCTCTTACAAAACCCGGAACGTCTTTTTCAGTAGGCATACTACTTAAATAATCTTTCAAACATAATGGTAACCAACCAATTATTAAATCCGATTTAAAACTTCTTGCTTTTACTCTAAATACCCAATCAATAAATTCCTTAATATATTTATCCTTTATATTCTTATAACTAAATTCATAAATTATACTTTTTAATGTTGCTAAATCTTTAGCATTATTTAAAGGTTTGTATTCCTTACCTAATACCTTCTTATATAGAAGACAAAATAAGCCGAAAAGTTCGTAAGGAGTTATTTGATTTACTTCCTTTTTAATAATATTAATAGGTAAGTTTTGATTAATACTAAAATCATTTAAAATAGTTTGATAGGATTGTTGATTACATCGGTAATCTAAAAGTTTACATAATTTATAAAAGATAGAATTAGCCTCGGGAATCCACATATTATAATTTCTATTTAATACATAACCGCCCTCTCCCGCTCTTATATAAGTAAGGGTTTCGTTAGAAGGATTATTAGAATATCCAATTATGTTTCGTTGAACAAGTTTTTCTAATATTTCAAATAATTGGTCCTTATTAATATTTAATAATATCCTTAAATTTTTACCGGGAATTTCTCCTTGAGAAGAAAGAAGGAGTTGAGTAAGAAGCATTTCATTTTGATTTAATCCTAAAATAGATATAGCAAAAAATTCACGCATTAAATGCCTCTATCTTAATTATAACTCATTATTTAATTAACCAAACTACTTCTTTTATATAAGTTATTCCTTTTACGCTATTTTCCTTAATCCATTCTTCTGCTCTTTCTTCTGATAAAGTGACTAAAGTATTACATCTTATCTTCTTAACGTATTTATGAATTAAAATCGCTTGATTATTATTTAACATTACTTAAGTTCCTCTATCTTTTCTTTTTCTTTTGTTTCAGTATCTTCAATATATCCGGTCTTTACACCGCCTTCCTTTTCGGCTGTTTCAAGAATATAGTTATCCGCTTCATCTTTTGTCTCAAAAGATTTAAGGGGTATTACGCCAGATTTATAAGTTACTAAAGCTACTTTAAACGCCATTTAATTTCCTTTCTAAATATTCTTTACCCGCTTTAAATCCTAATTCGTAACTAAAATATTTATCCGGTAAATCGTATTGTCCTACTCTAACATACCAATGTTTTCCATTTTGCCATTGTTTAACTATAATATCGTCATAATCTACATTACAAGGAAAATTAAAATCATCCGACTCTATTGTTTGTAATATTGTGTGATATTTTTCATCAAACCTACAAAATCCAATACCGGATGGATTTATTATTAATTTATTTCCATTTATTATTTCCCTTATTTTTGGTTTAGAAAATGTATCACTAATAATGATTATATCGTCTGCAACTGTTTTACTATTATTATCAGCAATAAATAATGTTTCTACTGCTACTTGTTCATTTCCTATACAATGCCCAAAAGATTTTTTCTTTTTAATTTCAAAATATGCTTTAACTAATTGAGGGTTTTTTGCTTCAAAATAACGAAATAAATCAATCATATTTTCTACTAATAAAGCCCAATATGTATTGTCTTTATCTCCTAAATAATTTGCTTTAATCTTGATAAATTTATATTTTTTATTCATTTTTAATTTCTGCCTCTAATTTTTTAATTAAAACTTTCCCTCAACCTTTAATCCATTTCCCGTAATAGAAATAGATTTAACATTGCCTTTATTATCTATTACTTTTTCAATTACCGGAGCATTACCAATTACTTTTTCCAATAAATCCAATCTCGCATTTACCTTTTTAATTAATTTTTCTTCGTAGCTTTGCCCTAACTTAATATCAACCTTTAAACCTACTATATCAAGTTTATTCCTTGTTAAATTTTCTCTAAAGAAAGGTCTTAAAGTTATTCGTTTAGTATCTAAAATCCTAAAAGAAGTTTCTAAAACAAATTGAGTTCTTTCAAGTTTAGATACTCTATTGCTCACTTCGTCCACTCTTGAATTAACAGTATTAATATTATTTTGTAATTGAGTATCTTTGTTACTTCTAATAATCGTTTCGTTATTGAGATTATTTTGTAAACTAATATTCCTATTCTGACTATCAGTATCTACTATATTGATATTGTCTTGTAAATTACTTCCCATTTGAATTCGGTCAAATTGCTCTATATTTATATTATCTTGAAGTGTAATATCTTCATTTTGTAAATTAGTAACAGTAGTGGAGTCAACATCTTTTCCATTTAAACCATCTGCCCCATTTACTCCATCAAAATAATCAATATTCTTAACAGGAGTATAACCATCCTTTCCATCAATACCTATTCCGGCTATACCTTGAATTCCCTGGTCTCCCTTATCGCCCTTTAAAGTTGGTATTGTAGTTGGGTCTGTCCAAGTGCCTATTTCCGTTCCGCCTTGTTTCTGTCCAGTGCTAATAAAAATATATCCTTGATTATTTTGTGGTATATTACTTTGCACATTATAATTAGCACAATATCCCAAAGAAGTAAATAATAATATCCCAATTATTACTAACCAAAAAATTGTTTTTTTCATTTAATCCTCCTTTTTATTCTCTCCAATAATAATAAGTGCAAAAAGAATATTGTTTACTTTGTCTTATTTCCCAATTAGACAATTTAATGAGCCGTTTAAATTCTTTTTTAGATATTTTTACACTTGAAAACTGATGCCAAGTTCCCCAGGGAAGTTCAGAATTGTCTTTGGGACAAAATTGATAACAAGCCCCATTATCTAACATACAATCTCCGATTTTTAATTCGTATTCGTGTCTACCGCATTTTATTTTCATTTTTTCTCGGTCTCCCTCTCTTTTCGTGGGTCTTAATATATGCCCTCTTATTATAATTCTCAATCATTCCAATAACAGTTTCGTTTATTATATCTCCAGGTTTTAATTCTTCTGTAATTTCTACTTCAATAATTGTTCTGGTAAAAGTAGCATTATCAATAATCGCTGTTAAAGGATAAAATTTTCCTGTTACAAAAAATTTAACTTTCTCTTGTTTCTCTTTGCTTAATATTTCTGCCTTCTTAATAATATCCGCTATACTATCCGTAACAGTATGAGCAGAAGAAATAACATAACTGCCGCACTGTCTTTGCACGCCTTGATTAACTTCCTTTGTGCTTATTATATTTAATTGAGAGGTCAAGGCTGTCTTAAATTCATTAGAGGCGATTAAATTAAGCCCTCTTATATCAAAATAACCAAAAACCTCGCCTTTGCCGCCTTTTCTGTTTTTTCTACCATCATATTTTTCTAATTTCCCATTAATCAATACCTGTTGTTCAATAATATCTACTTTCTGCGGTATAAAAGTAGCCAATAATATCCTATCTCCCCAGGAGAATTTTTTTATTATCTTTAGAGGAAGGCATCTATTTACTCCAAATTTCTCGGCTTCCTTAATAAAGACTTCTTTGGGATATAAACGAGAGCCTATATAATGTAGAAAGAAGTTATTCATTTCTTACCTCCTTATGTTATACTTCCTTAACTCTTATATATAGTATAACATATTTTTGAGGGTTTGTCAACTTATTTTTTAAGTAGAAACTACCTTATCGTTACACGTAAAATGTTCTCCTTGTTGCCTAATCCTTTTTACCCAATCCATAGTAGGTTTATATTTACAATTCATACACTGTAAAGGCGTTAAAGAATTAGATTTTACATACCGTATCTTTTTCTTCTCTACTTTAGAGGGTTCACTAAATCCTAAATCTTTATCCATTTTACTATGGATTGCAGCTATCTTCTGTTTTGCAGAAGTTGTAAAAGAATCTTTAAATGCGCCCATTATTTTATCTCCTCTTGTAGTATTTCTTTTGCTCTTTTAAATCCGTATTTTTCTATTAACTCACGTATATCTTTTTTCTCTATTTCATCTCGGATGTTAATAGAAGTATGTAAACTATTTTCAAAATTTATTTCTTTATTATCGGAATCCCTATTTAATATTTCACTTAAAGAGATAGGAATTAAAAATTTCCTCTCTCCATTACCTCCTCGTTTCTTTCTTGTTAAACTTTGTAGCGTACCCGTAGGGTCTCCCTTCATACTATTAAATAGGTAAGTAATAAACTTACTTTTATTTTTATCATAACTTTTTATTCTCTTTAATAATACTATAAATAACTCCTGCTCTATATCCTTAAATTCTGTTTTAGATATGTCGCTAATTCTTTTTGCCTTGTATTTAATAAAGGGTTTTAAAAGAATTATAATTTTTTCTAGTAACTCATTACTTTTAAATTGTAAGTATTCGTTTACTAAAGATTGTAGTTTATCCATTACTAGCCGCCTTTCTCGCTAAGTAAATCTGCCCTTTTATAATAGAAGGCGATGCATCCGGGAACTCTTTTTTAACTATTTCTACTATTTCTACGTCTAACTTATTTTCCTTTAGTAATTCTCTAATCCTTCCTAGTCTACTAACCTTAGGTTTATTATCTTTAATTGTATTAACAATAGTAGTATCCTTATTTTCATTAGTAGGTACGTTTGTATTAGTGGTTACTCCTTCTCCCTCTACTAAATCCTTTATCTTTTTAACTTCTTTAGGCGGATACCAGGGAGATAGTAAATTACATTGTCTGCCTAGTTTATCCATAAAATAAGACGGGTTATGACAACATCTATTCGGTAAACCTTTTACTATAACACTTTTACAAAAGTTAAAATGAAGACAGCCGTTATCTATATAGTTTACTTCTTCCGGTTGTTTAGTTTCTACTACAGGCTCTATAACGGGAATTTCTTCCTTTATAATTTGTTCCTCTTTCTTTTCTGTATTAATTATTTCATCCATTTTATTCCTCTCCTCTTTAATTCTTCCCTATATAACTCTTTTATTTTTCCGTCTTGTAAATGTTCTACCGCCTCAACAAAACCCTCTAATCCTAATTTTACTATTCTATTAGTAGTATGCTCTACAATTGAATTTTGTATATCTAAAATTACTATTTCCTCTATATTTTGAACACTTAACTTTTCGCCGCAAAAACAATATCTAAAAGGCTGATTAGTATTTTTTATTTCTTCTTCTGTTTTCTCAAAATAATGACTATTTTTACAAGTAAATTTAACTTTCAATTATCACCTCTAACTCGCCTAATTCCTTCATTTGTCTTATTAAATTAAATATCGGGTGAACCATTTCGTAAGACCATATAAGCTTATTAAAGTATTCCTCTATACTCATAACTGCAAACCTCTTTAGCCATTGACCACTTCCTAAATTTTCCTCTTCCCATATTTGATTAGCAACTCGGGCGCCGTATTTTTTATAATAGTCGTCCATTTTAAGTTTTGCTTTTGAAAGGATACCGTCGTTAAATTGAACTTTTATAAAACCGGAATCGTTTATAAATTTAAAAAACTTATTTTCCGGAAAGAAAACTACTATACCGTTTCCTACATCTCCCCAGTAACTATATAATTCTTCTTTTAACTCTTTTAAAGTTAATCGCATTTGTTCCATCCTTGACTTAATTCTAAATCAAAATAGATAGATAATATACTACCAAAAATCTTAATACAAATTCCTTTTCCTACTCTACTATAGGAAACCCTTAAACTTCCTATATTGTATATTTTATAAATACTTTTATTTATATGTTTCATTTAGTATCTCCTTCCTATTTTACTTTTACTACGACCCCGTCTACAACCTCTGCCAGTGCATACCATCTATGAGGTTTTGGGTAATGGGGACCTTCCAACGATACCGTATGCTTACCGCGCGAAGCTCGTTCCGTTACGCCGAATATATCCTTTGGTTGATACACTCTAATCGTTACGAACTTAGCTAATGCTTCCTTCAATTCCTTCTTTGTGTTGAAGTCCTTATCGGTATACATTTTTATTGTCCTCCTTTTTTAATTTTCTATATTAAGTATAACATATTTTTGAGGGTTTGTCAACAAAAAAGTTATTAAAGATAAGGAGTAAAATTATTTATAATTTTTAGGTTTGGAAGTATAATTACCTCGTTCATACATTTACCTTTTCTATTTACTCTTATAGAAAAATCTTCTATTTCCGGTAATTGTTTTTCATCAAAATGTCTTCCTTTTCTTTGTTCTTCATTTATAGTTAAGCCTTTATAACCTAAATCCTTTAATAGAAAGGGTAGACGATAGTAATAGTAGTCCTCTAAAATACAAGCGTATACCGGAGTAGCAGAATAAGTAAGAAAAGGTATTACTTTTTGAGAAATACTATCGTGAAGTGAAAAAGAAATAGCTTTAACGAAAGGTAAATAGTCTTCTAATAACATTTCATTTTGAGTAGTAATATAAACGTTATTAAAAATTGTTCCTATTAATTGTAACTTACTATAAAATAATTCCGATAAAGAAGGTTCCCCTCCAGTTATCATTATATCTTTATATCCTTCTAATCTAACTTTCCAAAGGACTTCTTTTACGTTATCTAAATTAGTTTCTTCTTCCACAACTATATTTTTAGTTATACAATAATTACATTTTCTATTACATTTAGTAGTCAACATATATTTTAGCATTTACTTTACTCCTTTTTAATTTTCTCCCTATTCTGTAAATCAACTCCATTACCTGTTGCGTATCCTATAATATAGTCTGGACTAATTTCATTTATAGTTGGCCTTGTTCTGCGTTGTTCTTTTTCTAATTTCATATTTTTTTCTTTCCAAGATTCAATTAATTTATCTTTACAACAAATAATTGCTTTGCATTTAGATGTTTCTTTGGGAGTATTTAATTTTATTTCTTCATCAATTCGTTCTTGTAATCTATCAGTTATTCCGGCATAAAAATCCATCTTTTTGATTGCATAAAGATTGGCCAAATTTTTTATAGTATCAACTAAATAATCATAGCACCGAACTGCTAAATTTGCCTCTTCTATAAAACCAACAAAAATATATCCTCTTGAATAATATCTTGGTTCAATAATGGGATGGCAATTAAATAAATTTCCCACCATAGTCGCTAATTTTCTTTCCCAAAAAGAAATATAAGCAGTTCCTTTTGTTGCAGATTGAATTATATCTTCTTTCTGTTTTTCTAAGTCTAATTCTGATAAACTTAAATTATATTGCTTCATTAATTGTTTGGCTTTTCGTAGGGCACTTTTAACTTCGCCTTCATTGGGATTTCTGGAACTATCGCCCAAAGAAAATAATTTCTGTATTCTCTCAATCAATTTACTTTTTTCTTCTATAATTAATTTAGACATTTTTTATTCCTATTTATATTATTCTCCTAATTAAATCTACTAACCAATCTTGTTTAGATTTTTCTGTAAACTTACTTTCTTCCGGGCCGATTATTCCTATTCTCATTTGTTTCCTATACTTCTAATTATTTTTAATATTTTTAATAGATATTGACTTGGTTTTCTTAACTCATAATAACCGCAACTTTGACATTGTAATAATTGTTCATTCTCATAGGGACAATTTCTAGGGGAACGTAGCATTAAACAAATCCATCTTTTACTATTTAAACAAAATTCGTAATCATTAACTTTTTCCATATATGCACTCCGAAGGATTCTTATCCTCCCTTAACCTTAAAAAATGAGGATGCCTATAACGATTATTTCCATACGCTTCTTGCGCTTCAAATTCCACTATAAAAGTTTCTCCCTTATCTAAACGTTTCTTAAACTCTATTCTTTCTTCTTCTGTTAAACCGCCTATTTCCGAAGTCTCTATTAGTTGGCCATTTAAGTATTGATAAATTGTAAGTGTTCCTAACATTTTTTCATACTTGGTTCCCGGTGTTCCTAACTTATATCCTTTTACTATTCCGTCAAAAGTTGCTTTTCTTTTTACCTTATACCAAGTCTGACTTGGCTTCTTACCTTCTACATAAATACTATCTAAATTTTTAAGCATTATACCTTCATTGCCTTTCTTAATTTCTTCCTCTAACAACTTCCTTTTATCCGGGAATTGCTCCACGACTTTTATATATCTCAACTCCGTAGTGTCAAGTATCTGTTCTAATATTTTACGCCTTAATTTTAACGGCTTACACCGTAAATCCTCTCTATTATATTCCAGTATGTCAAAACATTTATATATAAGCCATTCGTTATCTGTTTGTAATTGGATTGCTCTATCACAAAGAGAACCCATAATTCCTTGCACGTATTTAAAATTTCTTTTGTCCCCCGCAATATCTATCTCTCCATCTAATATAATACTATATATTCCTTTTAACTTTTGTATATCCTTTATTATATGAGGAACGTTTTTAGTCTTATCTACCATACCGCTTCCATCTACACTTTCTCTTCTACTAGTTAAATAAACTTTATTGTCTTTATCTATTTGTAAAACATAACGAGAACCGTCAAATTTACACTCTCCGATATAATTAGGGTCGTCTAGGTAGTTATCTCTTTTATCTTTACTTAAAGCATTAGCTCCCATTGGACGGATGTTATTTTCCACTATTTTACCTCCACTCTAAGATTATTTCCTTTACTTTTAATTTCCTCAACCCTTTCTTCGTGATTCCATTGTTCGTCCCTTCTACTTCTTTCCGTAAGATAATTAAAGTAATTAGAAACGGCTTGATTGCCTCTCTCTATTCTTTCATTAATTTTTTGAATTTCTACTTCAGGCGTTTTTACTTCTTCTTTTACTACTACATACTTTGTTACTATTTCTTTTTTATTACTAAAGATATTTATGAGAGTATAAATTATACAAAAAGCTAATAGTAATTTTTTAAACATTTTAGTCCTCCAATGCTAATTTTAATCGTTTCATTAATAATCTCGCATATTATTTAGTCATAGTTATACTAGTTCCTACTCCTCCTTTTTCTTCAAAAAGACCTATACTTATACCTTTACGATTAAACTTTACTATAACCCTTTCAATATATATTTGAGGATAATGCCCTATCTTCTTACAAGGATATATAGTATTGTTAAGCCATTTTTTCATTTTGTTTCCTCCTATATTTCTCTATCTAACGGCCTTAATAAATCTCTTGTATTATAAGCCGCTACTCCCCCTACGTACGGATTAAATACTTCGTCAGGAATATTTTTATTTTCGGTATTAGTAATTTCGTCTACTACTTCTTGTATTCTTCTTTTTGCTTCTTCTCTCATTTCTTCTAAATCTTTATATTCTTCTATCTCCTGTCCACCGCATATCTTTATTTTAATTTCTTCTATAAAGATGTCAATATAAATACTGGCACGAAATCTTTTTTGTTTTTTCATTTCACTTCTCCTCGTCTACATTTTAAACTTCTTACTATCGCTAAATTAATTTGCAATTCTTCCTTAAATAAATTACACCAATATTGGGAGTGCTCGTTATCTCCGTTATCTAAAAAGAAAGGACAGAGATAACTACAATATTTATTACTATTATTACATATATCTATTTCTACTACTACTTTCTTTTTCATTTTTTACTCCTTCGGGAATACTATTTCGTTACCGTTCCATTCTTTGCATCCGCACTCTTTTTTGTGTAAGACTTCTAAAAAGTCTTTGTGTTTGGATAGAGCCTCATAGGGTTTCTGCCGAGCCTCATAGTATTTCTGCCGAGCCTCATCGCACTTCTGCCGAGCCTCAGTCCACTTCTGCCGAGCCTCCACCCACCTCTGCCAAGCCTCATCACGCCTCTGCCAAGCCTCATCACGCCTCTGCCGAGCCTCTACTAATTCAAGGGGCAGTTTGCCTTTAACGAATTTGAATAGGCGTAAACGAGTTTCTATTTCGTTTTTGGGTTTAGTAGTTTTAATAGCGTTTTCTCTTTCATTGTAACCGAAACACCATTCTGCTAAAACATTGTGATGACAATGCCAAGTAAAGCCAATGTTTTTAGTCATTTTTTATAGCCTCCTTTAACCTTAAGTTTATTCCGCCTAATTTAGATATATGTATTTTTTCAATAGCTATATCTAAATCGGTTCCGGTTACCTTATAGCCTACCTTTTGGCCTTGTTTATTTATATAGGATAAATAATAAGTTTTTCTATTCATTATTTTATTTCCTTAACCTCTAACTTACTTATCGCCGTATCTATATCACGATTTCCCATATAACTTTTACCATACATTTCATCAAAAGTAAAACGTAATGCGTTTTTTACGTTTGACTTATTTAATTTTTGGTCGTCTCCAATAAAACTACCCTCTACCGTAAAAGTAACTTTAAATTTTTTCATTTTGTCTCCTTATAATATAATTATAACTCACTTTTGTACTATTTTCAACGCTTATCTTTATATTAACTTATCCTTACCTAATCTTTCCCTAAACTCGTTTGTTATTGTTTTATTATTCTTAAAAGTAATTTTACAACTTATACTTAACCATCCTGCTAAAAAAGCCGCTACTTCCTTCGCGTTTTCTTCGGTAATATTAAAGCCGTATACATCTTCCCGCGCGCTTAATAATCCTCTTACTATTTCTTCCTTTAAATTTTTAGTTTTCATTTTGTTTCCTCCTTTTTTAATTTTCTATATTAAGTATAACATAGTTTTAACCGTTTGTCAACTTTTATTTTCTAATAATTTTTGAGTGCGTATACCTAATAAAATTTCAATAGGTAAATATTTAATAGCATACCTATATATTTGTTTATTTGCTTTCTTTAACCATTTATTATGCCCCTTACCTTTACTACCATATTTCTTAACCGAAAGTATATGCCCTAATTCGTGACAAATCATTGCTAAAGCAATATTTTGTTTAGGTAAAGTAATCCTACCCCAATAATTAGCATATCCATTCTGATTACTAGTAAACCGAAATTGTACATACTTAATTTTAAAATGTTTTGCTAACTTATTTCCTATCTTTAAAGCTTCTTTTGGAGTATAATTAACTTTCCAATAATCTGCATATACTCTCCATTCCCTTTCATAAAATTTTAAATTCATATTATAAGTATAACATAGTTTTAAGAGTTTGTCAACAAAAAATGGCAAAAAAGAGGCTATATAACTTAATATTAAAAGAAGCTATATAGCCTATTTATAAAATTATCTTTCTAATTCTCCTAAACGTCTTAACATATCTATTCTTGCTTGTTCCGCAGTTCTCTTCTCTTTTATTTCTTCTAACCGAGGGTCTACTATTCCACTACCGATAAAATAATTACTAGTTAACTCTACTACCGTTGTTAATTCACTAACATTAAAGGTGATACTTTTTACTACTAAATCCGTAGTAGTCCAACCCGCTTGTGCCGTTCCTGTCAAACGAACCGCCTTGCCTATTGTTAAAGTAGTAAATAAAGTATCTAAAGTAATTGTTCCTCCTATAGCATAATCCTTATAGGGCTCTATTAAGCTATTAGCGTATAATTGCATTGCGCCCGTATCGTCTCTATCTAATCCCGTTGTTCCTTTAATTAATTTAAATTTTGTATCATATCTTTGAATTACATTTTGTATATTAAATAAGGAAAAAGCAGTTCCTACCCAACCCGTATCATATTTTACCGGACTTCCTACAAAAGCTGCGGTAACATATACTTCAAAAGAATTTATATCTGTTGCAAACATATTTCTAACGCCCTTAATAGTTCCATCCGAAAGTCTAATATAAGAAGGTAATATAGTAGGACTAGCTTCATAATCGCCTATTTTTTCAATTATAACTGTATCCTTTCTCCCGGGAATAGTATTTAAAATTTGATTATTTAATTCTATAATATAAAATACAGTATTTGGTACTAACGTAGCAGTAGCTTTAACTTTTTTAACAGTTGTAGTAAAATCGCCTAAAAGGATAGCCCTTGTTACCGCTTGTGAAATATCTCCGCTTAAATTTTTCTCTAATATTTTACACTCAGGATGGCCTTTCAAATACCATCCTTCCGTAGACATTTTTAATTCTACATAACTAGGTAAAGCTTTTAAGTCATAAACTGTTAATTTTTTAGTAGTATCTATGTAGTAAGCATAGTGTCCCGCTTTATCTAATATATCGTCTAAAGTCGGACCTATATTAGCAGCTACCGTATAAAAATCTGGAACGTTCTTAGTAGGTAAAATACTAGTATCGTAATCCGCTATTATAAAACTTGGAACCGAATTTAATACCTTCTCAAATAAACTTTTCGTATTAGAATCTTTAACATTATATAATTGTGCAAAAGGTAAATGATATAACCATCTCCTTAATCCTACTGCTTCATATCTAATATATTGGTCATTACTTGAAATAAATCTATTTTTTGAAACTATATACCCTACAAATCTTGTCTGACCATAAATTAATCCGAATACTTTAGCTCCTTCAGTAAAACTACCATTCGCATCATATTTTACTCTTTCTATAAAAGTCATTTCATCCGCATCTACAAAACTATTTTTAATTCTTTCTATAGTTATATCCTCTATACTTATTTCTCCTAAACCTATTACTACGCCCGGACTAATTTGAACCGTAGCCCAAATATCCGAAGGAATATATAAGTAATCAAATACTCCTTCATCCGTATATAAATTAGGATAAATATATCTCGTACCGTGAAAGGTATTAAGGCCGTTTCCACTGGCAGAATTAGATTTCTCATTAGTAGCATTTCTTGAAGCCGTAGGCTCTTTAGTAGTATCCGTTCCTTCAGGCTTATTTACATCATAATTAAAACCTTCATTCCATCCCGCGGGGTCTAATATTTTTTGTAATACTGCTACAATAGTAATATCGTAATATTTAGTACCCGGGCAATAAAGCCAATAAGCTGGATCAGTATTAACCGCGTTACTAAATATATGAATATTTGTAGACGTACCTTGACTAAAAGCAGATGCTATTAATCTAGTAAGCAATATTCTATTTTGTGTTTTAATAATTTCTTTTTCAGTTAAATTATTTGTTAGTATTTCTTGTTTAGGCATTCCTGTAAATTCTGTTCCGGCAGGCTGAGTTCCTTCTAATTGTAATACGTTAATACCCGCATTGGGATCGGTTATGCTAAAGTCAGTATCTATTCCTACTATTTCATATGTTGCAGAATCGTAGCCCGCGGTAGCTAAAGCATCTAATAAATTCTGAAATTTATATATTACACTTGCGGTAGTAATAATTTTATAATGGTGATATACGGAACCGGGGGCCTTATAAATATACTTTTCTCCATAATTATGCGTTCCCGTACAAGTACCGGCGGGACTACCCGTCTGTTCAGTTATAGTAATACTATCTTGAGGAGGGCTGGGATGCCACGCTTGCGGATAAGTAGTTCCTATATACTCATATCTTACTTCTACTCTTATATATCTTTTTGGTGTTACACTAACCGAATAATAAATGCCGTCTGAAGGAAATAACCCCATATTATTTCTCCTATTCTACAACAATCCAAATAGTAGAAAGAGTAGTAGGATCGCCGCTATTTATTTCTACCGTCTTTCCGCTATTAGTATAAGCTCTTATTCTACCAAATCTTGGAACAGATAACGTAGTTATTGATTTAGTTACATCTTTCGTTCTTCCTGCCATATCTTCTATCGTTACTTTTACTTCATAAACATCGTCCTCTAAATTAGATAAGTAATAAATTAATCTTGTAGGTCTTAAATCGCCGGTATAGTTAATAGAAATTCTAGAAGTATCATCAGTAGCTCCCACGTATTGTACGTAAAGATAATAAAGGGGAATCCAATCATCCTGAACCTCCGGAGCTTTTGGAAAAGTGTTAACCGAAGCACCTACCGGATATAAAGTAGCAGTAGGTAAAGCATTTTCAGTTAAACCGTAATCGCCTTTCTTAACTAATAAATTACCTTCTAAATCTACGTATACTAAATCTATTCTATGCGTATTTCCTGCAGGAATATCATCTAATATTATTTCCGTATCTTCTGCTATAGTATACTTTATGCCATTCCTAGTTAATACATAACCTGCATATAAAGTAATTTTTCTTAAAGAAGACGAACAAGTTTTAATAGAAGCGCCATATACCGTATCTTGCATTTTATCTTCTATCGTTAAAACATCATTTAAATAAATCTTTACACTTTTTAATGGCACTATAGCAACACTATCCGGGTAAACTAATTCAACTCTATAATTATTACCTCCTATAATATTACCCATTTGAATTAAATCAAAAGTAAAACTTAACGCGGCATAATAATATTTTATAGTAGTAGAATAAGCTATAGACTCGCCATTATTTGTTTTAAATTTTACATAAACTGTCTTAACGCCTTCTACGCTATTCCCTCCTAAAGAAACGTCAGTAATATCTATAGTTTTTGAGGTATCATAATCTTCCCAAGCACTCCAAGTAGCATTATCTAAAGAAAATTTCATTTGAGTAGCTTGTATATAATCTAATACTAAATCGTTGTTTGCCGTATTAGTATATAAATTACTATTTTCAAATTCTATCCTTGTTATTTCTTCTATATCAAAGTCAGAAGAATATACGTCCGGATTCATAGGTAAGGTATTACGTCCAATTACCTCTGAAATTTCTATAACCGCCTTACCTACTTTAGAACTAGCTATAGTTATATTATTTGTTATAAATGTATCGTATTCTAAATTAGTATGCGTCCAACTACCGCTACTTATATCTTGAGTAGTGCCGTCTTCAAACTTTAAAGCAATAGTCGGACTAGCAGTTTCATTCATTTCTATATTAAATATTACTTTTACTTTTAAAGTATTAGTAGGTTCTATAGTAGTGCCTTGTTTAACTAAATTATTATAAAATTCTATCTTTTTTATAGAAGGTGGATAACAAGTCAATCTTCTTAAAACTACTCTAACATTTAAGTCCTCCGCATCTGTAGCTACAGAATCAACATCTATAGATAATTTATCTTGTTCTAAAATTAGAACCGGAGAAGTAAATTTATAAGTTGTATATTTATCCGTATTATTAAAAGCTATATCTAATCTATCTCCGGGAGCAGGAAATATACTAATTCCGTTTTTATTTATATCAATTATAGTATCTGAAGCAGACCCGGTATCTTTTAAGGATGCAATTACTTTAGTTATTTCTGCTATTCCGGAAAATACTTTTAATCCGCCGGTCTCTAACCCTAAAGAAATTTCTCCCGCTATATTCCAATCTATAACATCCGTTTTACGTTCTACAAATAAAATGCTAGAAAGTAATGAATATGAACTAGAAAAAGTCTTCTTTAATATAGCAGATAAGGAGTAATCGTCTGACAACGGTTTCTGTAAAACAGAATTTAATAAATAATTTCTCCAAAAAGTATACGCACTTAATGTATATTGTAAATTAATTGTCTTTTTTATAACGGCTCCCAATGAGAAATCCTCAAAGACAGTATTATCCGTCATCATTTCTATTTCCCAAATAGTAGAACCGCCCGTAGGTTTCCAATTAGTCGTAATCCATATTCTATAATAGCGATACGAATTAATATTAGTAAAAATAAAATCTTCCCAATTTTCATTATCAGCGTGTTGACCAGTATAAATATTAACCCAATCACTATTATTATTCGACCCTTGAAGAATAAAATCTTTCAAAAAAGCGTGCCCTTGATAAACCATTGGTTTTATTCTTAATTTTACGACTTTTTTAGTTATTCCAACACCTAAGTCATATTTCCACCAACAAGGCATATTGGTATTACTGGTAGACCATCTGGTTACTTCATTATTATCGCAACCTTTTGTGGCTTCATATCCACCACTTTGAGAAGATGCTGAAGCTGTTCCTCCTACTAATATATCAATAGAATATGCCATTTTATTCCTCTATTTTAATACTTAAATCGTCACAATTATATAATATATTTCCTTCTGTATCTATCCACATTAAATTTTTTATATTAATATTATTTATAGTTTTCTGCCATCCGCATACAAAAAGGGTTTGTAATAACTTATTTTTATCATCTTTTTTATTTATACCAAAAGTAAAAGCGCCTATTCTTTTACGAAAATATATTAACCTCTTATCATTATCTATTAAAATCTTTATAATCGGTAAGTTTTCTACGGTAGGAATTAAATGAAATACGAAAGGGGTATGATTTTGTAGGAAAATAAAATCTATTTTATTTTCTGTTTTATCTTCATTAAACTGACATAACTTTTCACCGTTACTAAATTCTATTAACCAATAATATTTTTCCATTGTATTGGTCTCCTTTTTAATATTGTATTAAGATTCATCATACGAATAATAAACTGTATATGTTTTATTTCCTGCGCCTGCGGTATTTTCTACTTTCATTTGAAATACAGAAAAATCTGTCTTATCATCCGGGTCTACTAAATCGCCTGCTACACTTATCTTATCTCCCGAATCTTTAGTAGAAAAATCTACTCTTGTGCCTTGAGCCGATTCCGTATTAACCGGTTGAGCATAAACTGCAACTGCATCACTATTAACCGTTATAGTTAAGCCCGTTCCTACGGAGGCTCCGGAACTCCATATCTTAAAATTTTCGCAAGTATTATCAGGAGCTACGGTACACTTAAATCTAAGCCAGCATTCATAGCTATATACCGGGTTAACTGAAGGAACTATTAACTTAGAATCTACGGGGTCTGCGTTATCATCCGAAGCTATTAGTCCCGGAGTAGTTACCGTTGCTTCTGAACCCGCGGGAGCTCCATACGTTTTAATTACGGTAATTGTAGCAGCCATATCTAAACCTCCTTATTAAATACTTTTAGTTAATTCTATATCTATCCAAGACCATAACTCGTCTTCGGATGGAGAAGAAATTTTATTTAAATAACAGTCTTCAAAAACTACCGGATTTAAGCCTGTCTTATCATATACTACTAAATCTGAGGGGCCGTTTCCTAATTGATAAAGACTTTCTTGATATTTTACTATATCCTGTCTACTTGTTTTTAATACTACTAATCTTACTTTAAAAATTAATTGTCCGCCGCCTAGCTCTTCGGTAGCATATATTTTTACGCCTAAAGCTCTCGGAATAATTCTTACAGTAGTATTACCTACAAAATCTATGTTTACAAAAGCGTAATCGCCTAAAAATTCACCGTTATAAGTTACTCTAGATAGTACCGCCATTCTATTTACCTATTTTTTTGATTAGTACTTGCTCTTATTTTTAAACTATTTATATCCGAAGTATTAGTATCTATTTTTTTCATTAAATTTTCTAACGTTTCTACAATTACTTTTCCATTTTTATCCACCGAAGTAATCGTACTTTGACCTATTGCTTTAACTTGCTCTCCTAAACTATTATTAGTTTGAAGTTCCGTTTGTATTTTACCTAAAGTGCCCATTTCTACCATTTCTTTCCATAGGCCCGGGCCTATTTTACCGCCACTTTCTTTATAAGCTTGATACTCTGGACTTTGACTAACGTTTTTTGCTTTAATGGTTTCTTGTATTAAACCACCGCCTACGGCACCTGCTACCATTCCTACCGGGCCGGCGGCCTTACCTCCTATATACGCGCCCGTTAATACGCCCGCGTTATCTACAATAAACTTAATTAAACCCGCTAATTTTTCTATTCCGGGAAGTATAGAAGCTATAGCAGATGCTATAGAATTTATACCATCCGCAAAACCGTTTAATCCTTTTTCTATATCTTCTGCAGTTAAAGTAGATAACCATTTAATAAATTGGTCCGTTAACTCTAATAATTTATCTTGTAAAGGTGCTAAAGCTTTAGTTAACTCTTCCCCTACTTTTTTTAATACATCTGATTTATCAATAGCTTCAACTGTTTTTTCTATCCACGTTTTAAATAAATCTATTATGGGTTTTAAAACCGCTCCTACATCATCTCCAATCTTTTTAAAAGAAGTATTAACGGTATTTGTAAAATCTGTTAATACTCCGGGTAAACTTTTTTGAAAAATTTCAGATTGTTTATCTACATACGTTTCAGAGCCGTGTAAAGAATTAGTCATTGCAGAATTAAACTTACTAAAAGCATCGGAACCCGTTTCTAACATTGTAGAAAAGACAGTACCCATTTGAACGCCGAAATGTTTATATACGTCTGAGGTCGTCCATCCTAATCTTTTCATACTATCTACTATTTCTAACACTCCTTTAACTTTACCAAAAGAATCTACTATTTGAACGCCGGCATCTGCTAACTCTTTACCTAAACCTTTAGAAGGATCTATTGCAGCGTCTAATATACTCTGTAATGCAAAAATAGCTCTATAACCTTCAACTCCTTTAGTAGATAATACTCCTAAAACTGAAGCTATATCTTTAAACTGCCAGCCCATAGCTGCAGCCATAGGAAATAAAGAACGAAAAGCCATTCCTAAATCACCTAAAGAAACTGCGCCTTTATCCATTAATACCGCTAAATAATTAGCTGCTTGAGCGGATGTCATATTTTGTTTCTCAAATATCATCATAATACGAGAAACGGCATCCGCGGAAGTTCCTAAGTCCTCACCGGAAGCTTGAGCTAATTTTGTTGCCCACGCTACTTCTTCTTGAGTTTGAGCAACAGTTCTAGCGCGGTCAGCTATTACCTTCATAGCATTAGCTACTTGATTAGCACTAAATATAGAAGAAGAAGCTACATCTACCGCAGTTTGTTTAAACTTTTCATAACTTTGACCCGCATTTAGAGCGCCATCAGAAGCTTGTCTCCAAGCTCTTAAAATACTTTCTTCAAACTTACTAGCTTCGCCTATTACCGCATTTAAAGATAGTCCCGCTAATAAGGCTCCTAAAGCAGTTTTCAAATTAAATATTGCAGATAATGTATTATGAAACCCTTGGGAAATTTTATTAGCCGTACCTGTTACTACAGAAGATAAACCGTCTAAGGCTTTATTTACTTCTTGTATTCCTACTTTAAGTTGATTAGCATCTATTTTAAATACTACTATTAATTCTTTAAGAGTCATTTTACTTCTTTCCTTTTTCTACCTTACCGCCTACTTTTTTCATTAAACTTATTAAAGCTTCTTCTTCTGTTTGTGGTAAACTATTTTTTGAATGTTTACCTAATTGCGGTTGTTTACCTGTTAACGCACAATTTATTATATAACATAAAGTATTATATTCATTAACTTTTCTTTTATTAATTTCTTTTATTAACTCGCGTATTTCAATAGTTTGAAGATTACTAATATATTCTATGGTCCAACCGTATTCCTTTGCTAAAATATCTACTATTGAATACCATTCTATTTCATACATTTAATTAACTACCCATAGCCATAAATAGTAATTTATATACTGTACCTAATTCCATAATTTCATAAATTTTTTCTTTAGTTAAATCGGAATTAGTAGGTTGTAAAATTTCTAAACAAATATCTGCCATTATATCTATTAATCCTTCCGTAACGCCTTCTTTTGCCTTAAGTTCATCTAACTTTTTAATGGTAGGTAGTAAATTCTTTGTAGCTTTTAAGGAAAGAGGTTTTACTTCGTATTCTTTACCGTCAGCTAATAAAATAGTTTTTTTAACCGTAGTAACTCTATCTTCCATTATATCCTCCAATTAAGTAATGAAAGAGAACTTAGGTTATATTTTTAGAAACGGTATCCTAGTAAACCGTTCTCCTAAGTTCTCTTTCAAACAACTATAATTAACTACGCCGGATTTTCAGCTCTTCTTAAAACTAACGTGCTAACTACGAAAGCATCCTGCGTTTGTCTAACCTCGTAAGAAATTACTTTACAGTTAGTTATGGTTCCCGCTAAGCCGCCGCCTTCATTACCGGTAGACAACGTTAAAGTAATATAAGCGTTATCCATTTCAGAAGGGTCGGTATCAAACTTTGCAGATTCTATAGTAATTTCTACCGATTTAGCTCCTAACTCTATCCACATAGGAAGACGGTAATCGCCTCCTCTAAACTCTACCGGACCGCCGTCGGTTCTAACCGTAATTCCCGTACAAGTAGCTATTGCAGTACCGCTACCTATTGCTATTTTGCCTACTGAAAACTTATAATCCATCTTTACACCTCCTTAAAATTTATTTTTATGTTCCTAAAACTATAACTACAACTTTTACACTTGTTGCAGCCCCGGTAACCGTAATAATATTTGTTCCTACCGTACAAGTAATAATAGCAGCCGTAGAAAGATTATAGATTGTTGCTGCGGTAACAGCCGTTAATTCCGCTACGGTAATTGTATCACTTATACTTACAGTACACTCTAATAAATAGTATTTTTTTAAGTCAGTTACTGTCTGACCTTGACCAAACTTTTTAACCGAATATGAAGCAGCTGCCATTTTTTATTCCTCCTTTTAAGAACCTACAACTAACCCTACAATTTTTTCACTCGTACAAGGGTCTTCCGTAATAGTAATAACATTAGTTAATACCGTACAATCAATATCGTCGCCGTCATCTAATGCAATTAATTTAGCCTTCGTAATTGTCGTTAATTCCGCTATAGTAATTGTATTAGTTTTACTTACAGTAGCTTCAAAAAGATAATACTTTTTTAAATCCGCAACTGTTTGTCCTAAGCCGTGTTTCTTTACTGTATAACTTACCGCTCCCATTTTATTCCTCCTTATTCATTGTGAACTACTTCAAAAACTATTGTACAAAACCAATATTCGCCTTCATCACTATAATTAATTTCCGCGTCTGTCTTTACTACTTGATTTACAATTAAATCAGAACTGTTAAGACTAGAACCTTTTCTATTAAATAAATCTATTACTCTATGAGCTATATCTGCACACGTTTTATAAGGCTCTTCTACATCCTTTTGTTTAACCCATATAGTAATAAATATTGTAGAATTAGTAGCAGTTATTATAGAATTAGATTTACCGTAACTTTTTCTTAAAGTAATTTGTTTAGATAATCTAGTATTAGGTAAACTCTTAACAGATATATTTTGACCTACGTATCCTTTAATAGTAGTATCTGCTAATAAAATATCTCTTAAAATAATTAAAATGTCTTTTAACATTTATAAATATCTCTTTAAAAATTCTACTATCTTATCAAGATTTTCTAAAACTGCGGGAAGTAAATAAGGTCTAGGAGGCATTCCTTTTACCGCTTTTGCTACTACTACCCTACCTTCTGCACTTGCTTGTTTCCATCCCGCTTTCGTAGTAGGCCTTGGTCCGGTAGATACCCAAACTAAAACTTTCTTTTTTTTAGGAACAATCATACTTTTATTTGGACCATATATTCCCGTACCGCATTCTACGTAAGGACCGTACTTTATATTAGTACCTACTCTACCTTCAATTTCCCCGGGAGTTTCTTTTGAAATTTGTCCTTGAATACTAGATTGTAAATGGCCTGTTTTTACCGGACATCTTAATCTTGCTTGGTCTGCTAAAAAAGTTAAAAATTGAAGGAAACCATATTTAATACGAGGAAAAGCTTCATCGCCGTATTTTTGTATTTCCTGTTGAGTAATTTTTAAATTAGGTATAGATATATCAATTAATTTAGGCATTTGATTCGTTTACTTTTAAATCTATTTCGTAATGGTGTCCCTTTCCCGAAGCGTCTCCTACGAAAAGAACATTATACCAAGTACCGTTTAATTCTATCTTATCATCTGCTTTAATATTTACCGTAGCTAAACAATACATTCTATGAGTACTAGTTATCATTACGCCGTTTTCTTCTCTACTTACATTGCCGGAGCTAGGCTGTATAGTACCTTTTACCGTAGTAACTTTAACCCAAGTTTCTTTACTTTCTCCGTAGTCATTTACGGCGCCTAAATTTCTTCTATAAATATTTACGTCTTTATCTAAAAAGTTAGAAATACTCATTATATTACCTGAAAATCTATATTACCCCTTTTAATATCATTTATAATTATATCAATTAACTTAGGAATACTAGTAACTGTTTCTCCGCTAGTACTATAGCCTATAGAATAATCACCTATTTTTTCACTTGATACAACCGCACTTTCATCCGTAGATTTATAATACAATTCTGCTACTAATAAAGAAGCTAACAACTCTATTATCGCTGGAACCGCAGCATAACCGTACTTATAAGTTATTCGCCAATTTTGTACGCCCTTCTCAAAACAACTAATATCTACTACACCGGTTAAATCCTCTACTAATTTTAAAATACCCTCATCCTTATACGCTCTAAAATAGGGAGAAGTTAATTCATACCAAACTTCTGTAGGAGTTTGTATAGATAAATATTCTACTTTTGTAATAGAAGTAATAGGATAATTCTTTAATATCAATTCCTCTGAACCGGAGCCGTCATATAACTCATTTGAAATCGTTACTTCTGTAAATTTCTTACGTGTTCTACTTTCTACTTGAGCATCTGCCCAATTAAGCCAATCACTTTTAATAACGGTAGATACTGATAAACCTAATAAATCCGCTACTTTTTGTGCGGTTGTGTAATTAGCCATTAGTTCCTCCTATACGATATTAACCATTTCTCTTCATAAATAAAAACACTTAAAGAAATTTAATCTTTACTACTTTCTAATTTTTTAACCGCAACGGATTTGTAAAGTTTTACTAAAAGAGCAAAAGAAAGGGCTCAACTTTCATTGAGCCCTATTTGTTTTTCAGGTTAACTTAAGTTTAACTTAGGTTAAATTTAAGTAAGCAAACAGCTTCAGCATTGCCCGCCATACCCGAGTTATAAGCTTTGTGTCTTACTGTGAAGTCAATTCTTTCACTTATAACAAAACGGATTTTATCGTGTTCCTCTAACTCTTTCTTAACTATCTTTATTTTACGCCTATCACCAATTAAGGGTTCATCTTTTGGAACAAGAATGCCGGTACCTACCGCGCCTTTGTTGCCCGCTTTTACGTAGTCAATGTAAGCAGATTCATATGTTGCAACTCCGTAAAGCTTGTCAGCCATTCCGGGTTCGGTAGAAGCACCTTCAGCATTGCGGCCACCTTCCAGCCAGGTCTCTCTAACTAACCTCCGAGAACGCCTTAAATATTCAGCAATAGTAGAATCAATAAAGCAAACTAACTTCGCTCTATTTCTTCCGTACTTAGCCAATTTCTTTATACCTAAAGAAATGGTTTCCTCTATACCTTTTATTTCTTGCGAACCAGAAGCTGTTTCAACTACGACACCTGTCTGTACCATTGAAGCATCCGCTGCTAACTCAGCTAAACCATCAAAAGCTTTCCTCGGATCGTCCGCAGTTCCAAAACCGACATCGCCAGCCATAATAGCTAACTCTTCAGCTTCTGCAAAAGCTTCTCCGAAGGACTCGAGTAATAAATCTACCACGTCAACCGCGGCATCCTCGATATCATCGTTATCTACGTTTGCGTAAGCCATTAGCTTTTTAGCTTCTAGTCTTACTGCGTGTAACTTAGGACCGATCTGATCCGATTTTCCAGAAATATCTACCTGTGTAGGCACATAATAAACTCCTGCACCAGCAGTAGAACGTCCAGAAGTTAAAACCGGAATATCTAAAGTTTTCTTCGCCATAATAACTGTTCTAAATAATGAACGACAATAGTTGATTTCAGTTATATAACGAACTATCTCGTCAGCTAAAGGTTTAGGCAAATAGCCAGCACCCGACGGATCATCAATTTTAAAATCGCCCGCTGTTGCTAACGCTTTTCTAATATCAGACATTTTTCATTTCCTCCTTTTTAAAAAATTTACTAGGATTTTATAATATTTACTAAAAACGACTTTACTAATGCTTTCTGTTTTTCTTTCGGTAAAGCATTAAATTTCTCTTCGTCTAAAATTACATCTACTCCGTCCTTTACCTCTTCATCTTTCAAATCAACATCCATCTTAATTATAGTACCTTTTCTTGAAGGAACTAATCTTATCTTACCTAACTTTACATCTAACGCTTTCATTATAATATCTTCAACGCCGGTAAGGTCTAATTTTGTTTCTTTAACCTCTTCTTTTTTAGGTTCTTCTTTTTTATTCATATTAGCTTGTATGTCTTTTACAACAACTAATATTTCAGCTAACGCGTCTTTTAAAGCTTTTAACTCCACTTCTAAGTCTATAAATTCTTCTACCGGTTCTTCTTCCTTAACGGGTTCTTCCTGTTTTACTTTAAGCTCTTCTTTCTTCTCAATTGGTTCAGCCGGAGTAGAATCTTCTTTTTTCTCTATTACTTCTTCTTTTTTTTCTATTAGAGGTTCTTCTACTTTTAACTCCTCTTTCTTTTCAATTACCTCTTCTTTTTTCTCTTCTACTTTAGGAGTCTCTTCCTGCTTAAGTTCTTCTTTTTTTTCTATAACCTCTTCTTTTTTCTCAATAACAGGTTCTGTTTTAATATCATCTTTCTTCTCTATAGCCATTATTTTTTCACCCCCCAATTTTTCTAATACATTCTGTAATTTTTCTTGTGTTAAATAAGCTTTTTTAATACCACTTATAATTGAAAAAGAAGCTTTAGGATTAGCGGGTAATCCTACAATAGAAATCTCGTATAATTCTAAATCCGTAATATAATTATAACCTATACTAGAAACTTTATCGTATTTAGAATCTGCTTTTAATACTTTCCCACCTATACTAAATTTATTTAAAACACCTTCTTCAATTAAAGTCCAAACTTCTTTTGCAGTTTTACTAATTAAAACTTCTACCCATAAACCTTTACTATCTACGCCAGTATCTAATACCCTACCTATAGGAAACTGATCGTGTTTATGTTCGTAAAATACCGTAGTATTTTTCTTTAACTCTTCTGCAGCTTTCTTTAAAGCGTCGGGAGAAATTACATCGTTCTGTCTATCTAAATCGCTTGTTGCGGCGTAGCCTCTAATTACCCAAGCCTCTTCCGTATTAGATTTTATAGTAGTAGGAGCATAAAATTTAAAACGTAAACCATTATAGGAATATTTTTGTTCCATTATCTCCTCTTCTGATAATAAAAACACTTTTTAGAACAATTTATTTACTCTTTTCTATTCTTCTGTTACGAATTTGTTTCGGTACTTTCTTTTTACTCTTCTTAGGAAGTCCAAATTGAGAGGGTGCTTTTATCTCTTGACTCATTTCGGGTACGGTTTGCATCTTTTGAACTTCGTATAAAAACATTCTTCTTTGAATTTTCTTTTTTATTTGTTTAGGACAACTTTTATAACTATATACCATTAAAGAATTTATAATACTCTGTACGCCTTTAAAGGATTTACTTGTATGCGATATTACCTTATCCGCCATACTCTGTACTTTATTTCTTACAACTATATCTAAAGACGATTCGTTAAGTTCCGAATGATTTTCTAATATTTTTTTAGTAGCTTCATTAGTTACCTGATTATGTAAAAAAGTCCTTTCAATATCTAACCTTAATAATTCATTTCGTAAATTAACTATAGTAGTATCCTCTGTAGCTTCCCCTATAGCGTCTGCTACATCTTTCATTTCTTGAACTTTATCTATATAATCTCCCATTAATTTTCCGTCTGCTTCTATTATTATTTGTTTTCCGGATAAAGTAGATATTGTACCTACCGCTACTCTTTGACCTCTTCTTTTGTTTTCAGTTTTTCTGCCTCTTCCCCGAGTATCCCAAGCTCTTATAGCACCTTCTGAGGTGCCGTATTTAAGAATTTGTTTTGGAAGTAGTTTAGGAATTTGATTAGGATTAAGTTGGCCTCGATAATCGTATACTATCTTATCGCCTCTATAAATAGTTAAATACTTATCGGATTCTATCCTATCCTTAATTACATTATTCCTTAATTGTTTCTTAATTTCTAATTCAAAACTTTTCGTTTTAATAATTGGTTCTACGCTAATCATAGTTGCTTCCGCTTGCATTTTTACGCCGGTGTAAGAGGCCGAACGATACGTATTAATAGTTTCCCTACTTATATCTACTACCCTCCAACGTTGTTGCTTAGAAACTAAAACTTCTTTTTCTCTCTCACCGCTTAAATGACTAATAGAAGTAGCTTTACCCGGGTTCTTTGTTCTAAAAATTGTTAATCCAAATCTTCCAACTATATTTTCATCACTTGACCAAGAGGAAGTTCCTTTCATATCTACAACATCTCCCGCTCTCATTTTTTCAGTAGCAGCTTTATTAGAAATTCCTCTATATATTGGCTCATTAAATTTAGGGGCCTTATCTATATATTCTTCAAGTAATTTTCCGTATTCTATATCTCCTTTATCCGTAGAATATTCTATTGTTGAATTTATTTGTAATCTTCTTATATCCTTATAACCGGTACCGGTAAAACTTGAAATAGCTTTTTCTACTTCCCAAGCAACTTCGGGCGTAGTATCAATATCTTCTTGTATTTGCGCTACTCTTCCCTGTCTAGTGGTAACTTCTTTTATATGTCCTCTTACTCTTTCTTTTTTCTCAGGTTCTTTTCTGCCTCTTCCCCGGGTATCCCAAGCTCTTATTGCACCTTCTGAGGTGCCGTACTTCTCTAAATCTAATTTACTAAAAACTTTATGTATTATTTTTCGTGTTTTCATTTCTTCTATTACCTTATTATGTTTTTCTTTTATCTCGTCTATAAAAATATTTTCTTTTAAATTCATTTTCTTTAACTTCATATTCATACTATATAATTTATGAATACGATAATGTTCAACTAAAAGTTGATTATCTTTTAATTCAGAAATATTTTTTGATAGTTTTATTTCTATTCTTTTTACCCTTCCTCTTGTCTTACAAAACTTACAAACAAAAAGTTTATCTGCTTGAGAAATAAATTCCTTTAAACATTCCTCACATTGAAAGAAATTTGTCATTTTTTAAATTCCATTCTGTTTACTTTTAAATTTATTCCTTTTAAGGTGTCTAAAAATTTAGTATCTATTTTATTTAAAATTTTTAAACCTAATCCCCTACCGCTTATTAACATCTTTTTTGTTTTAGCAATTTGAAAAGTATTAAGTGGATAAAATACAAAATCCGAAGGACTATACTCTTTATTTTTATTTACATCCTTTATAATCTCTACTAAACTCTTTATTAAAACACCTGCTACTAATAACGTTTTTTGTCTATCATAATCCGCAGGTATTATATATTGAATAGTTAACATTATTTTCCTCCCGATAATCTTCTTAATAATTTCATAGCTACATCTAATCCCTTACTATCTATTTCTTTTATAACGGTATCGCATTCCTCATTACTTAATTTTATAAAATCCATAATGCCTATACCGTTTGGATCCGTTACTATTTTAGAAGTATCAAATAAATCTATTGGTTCCGTAGATTCTTCAAAAGTTTTATATTCGCTAACTATGAAAGTGCACCTGCAGTTTGGGTGGAGTGGAATTAAATCTTGTGTTTCTTCTACGTTAAATATTTCACCGTTCTTTTCTATACAGAACTCACAAGCCCCGGGATTAGCTATCCACCTTAATTTCTTTGCTATGTTAGCTTCTTGGTAACCGTATATCCTTCCGTTATTTAAAGCCCTTTGTATTTCCGTTCTAGCTACCATAGTTGTATAAACGTCTTTATTCATTTCATATTCATAAGCTCTTCTAATTGTTTTACCTTCTTCGCTTAATTTTTCTGGAACCGAAACAATTATAGGTTGACTAAAAGTTTCACTTATTTGTTTATGAACATCCGTAGTAGTTAATCCCTCTTCTATCGATCTTGCTATAATTTTTTTAATTCTATCTTGTAAACTAGTAGAAAGTAAATCCGTAAATTCGTCATAATGTTGTAAATAAAAATCTGCTATAGGCGACATTTCTATATTCCAAGACAATAGTAATTTCATATCTCTATAAGCTTGGTCTAATCCTTTATTTGCTGCGGCTACTCCTAAAGAAGCTAATCGTTTTGAGGCGCCGCCTACTCTAAATTTTGCTATAGCTTCTATATCTTTAGGGTCTAACGCTTTAAATAAAGACTTGTAAGAAAGAGATTTTTTATATCTCTTATTAATATTGTTTTGAACTTGTTTTTCCCAAGCTTTTAAGTATTTATTTAAAACTAATTCAAATCTCTTTTCTTCTCTATCCGTATCTATAAATTTTGTTTTATAAATATCGGTTAAGAAGTGTGCAGTTTCTTTCATTTTTAACCTACTAATTATACTACATCTATAAAAGAAACTATTACATAATCCGGATCAGTTTCTTTTTGTTTTTTTGTATTCTTATAAGCAGTATAAATCTTTTTATTAATAGAAAGTTTTAATCCTTCCTTACCGTTTTTAAATTGTTTAATCCAAGCTACTCCAACCTTTTCAATAGTATATTTACTCATTATCCTTTCTCCTTTCTTATTAATAAGGATATTTCATCCTTCGTTAAACCTAATTTCTCTAATTTAATTATAAGTTCTTCTTTTAATTCTTCAAACTTTTTAATTTCTTTTCTTTTTTCTACACTTATTAATCGTTTAATCATTTTAATTCCAATTTAAACCTATGCCGTGAAGTTTAAGGTCTTTATTATTAAGTGTTTCTACTTTCCATTTTACATTACTTCCAGAGGGTTGTCCGGAAATATCTATTGCTTCTGAAACTAAAATCCTTTTCCCGGTATCGTAATCTCCCTCATCTGTTAAAGTATGCTGTGTCCAGTTAGAGCCATTATCTCTTGATATATATGCTTTTAAATCTGTATTTATGTTTATAGAATCTACGTCTTCTTCCATAATTACTATACGTGATCGAGTTGGAACTGCTTCTGCTACAGTAACGTTAGAAACTAAAGTCATATTATTTATTTGAATAGAATATAATTTATAATTAAAAGTAACGTCGTTCCAATTATACCAAACCGCACCATTGTAATAATGACCCTTAGTAGTTAATGTAGCAATATTTCCGCACCATTCAATATAATTAACATCGTCTGTACCTCTATTATCATTTAAAACTATCCAATATTTTGTGCCGGATATAAGCGTAATAGGCGTAGAAAAGGTAAATGTATGAGTAGTATCCGAACCTACCGTAGAAACATCTAATATAGAACTATCTATTCCTATCTGCGCTAAAGGATCGTCGCTACCGTTATCACTCCATATTTCAACCCACATATTTCCGGTAGGCGTATTTACTTTATTTAATTGTATATCTATTTTTGATAAAGGAAAACTAGTAGAAGGAGTGACCGGATATGCTAAAAGAGTAGAAAAAGTTCTACTTAAACCTACCCTATTATCTACTGCTACCCACCTATTATCTTTTAGAATATCTGAAGTAGACGGACTATATAAATCATTTACTGCGTCATAACTTTCATTTGTAGATGTTCCTACATCTACTCCTGACTCATCTTCAAACTCATCCATTATACCATCAACTAAATTATACTTTACTAATCCTCCTTGAATAGATATTTTAAAGAAGGCTAACATTAAATTATATGTTATTTTATCTAAATTATGCGTTATCCAAGTAGTTCCATTAAATATATATAGTAAATTTTCATCTTCTACCCAAGCTACCATTCCTTCAGTTTTAGTTATAAATTCCCAAGTCGCTCCGTTATATAAAGCTATATCGCCAGTATGCCCTGTCCAAGCGCCAGAACCGATTGTTGCTACTATATATCTATCTCCTTTTGCTTCTCCTCCCGGAGATGTAGATAAATCTTTATCTTTTACGGGTTTTTGCCATTGAAAATTTTCTAATACTGGAACTTTATAGTCTACCATTTAATATATCACTTACCCTTTTGCTTGCCGTTTCTTGATTATAAAAACAATATTTTTCTAAATACCAATATAAAAATTTATCCTGTAATTCTTTATCAAACCATTTTAGTTCTATAGCTTTTTTTAAATCTTCTTTTCTTGTTAAATTATATGTAACCCAATGATATTCGGGATATTCCCAAGAAATAATAGGTTTACCGTGCATCATTGTTTCAAAACCGCTACCCGAATTAGCTAAAAATATACATTCTGCATTTTCTATAAAACTATGAACGTTTATCTTACCGGTAAATGCCCTTATTTTTTTATCTATAGCCTCTAATTTAATCTTTATTGTTTCCGCATTATTCATATACGGATGTAATTTTACTACAATATTTTTATCTGTTAACTTACTTAATTCTTTTACAATTAAATTTAATTTCAATAAGTAACTTCCCGGATGCGTTCTATTTACCACCTCGTCATTTTCTACTTGTCCTAATACTAAATAATAATCCTTTAAATTTATTTCTTCTTCCTTATTCTCAAAATACTTACCCCACTTTGTATTTTTATTAATAAGCCAATTTTTAACCTTTGTTTCAAAAAATAATTTTACGTCTTCTTTATTTATTTCTTCAAAATTAGGCTTCCTAAATGTTATTGAAGAAAAGGGACCATAGCCCTCGCTATCTAATGTAGTATGAAATTCATCTGGAATAGTGGGTTTAAAAAATAAATTCATTTTTGATTTTAAAATGTTACCGGTTAAATGAAATATTGCTGCGTGATTATAAATACAAATATCTACTTCTTTATCTTGTCTAAAATTATATAGAGGTAAAGAGTCCAAACCTTTACATATAAAATTTGGATGTTTCTTTACCTCTATATTATTAAGTTTAAAAGCTTCGGCCAACCATATCATTTGCTGATACCAAGATTCTTTCATATCAATATATTTATATGGCCAAAGTATTACTTTCAATATTTCTCCTTCTTAATATTTTAATTACAAACTTATTATTATCGCTTTATAATCTGCATCATAAGTTTGATTTGTTGGACCTGTTGGTCCTGTTGGACCTGCTGGACCTGTTCCACCTTGAGGGCCTGTTCCACCTTGAGGACCTGTTCCGCCTTGAGGCCCGGTTGGACCTGCTCCGCCTTGGGGGCCTGTTGGACCGGTTGGTCCCTGTTGTCCTAAATACTCAGCCCACGCCGCTCCCGTATAATGGTAGTATTTATCTTCATCATTAACCCAAACTATCATTCCCTCTGAGGGTATAGTATATGTCCATACAGGACCTGTAGCATTAGAACAATACGCAATTTTTTTATCGTTAGCGCCATCTGTAAGTAAATATCTATCACCTTTTGCGGGGGTTAGACCTTCTAAAGTTGCTTGCGTAATTCTATCCTTAACGGGTTGTTGCCATTCAAAATTCTCTAATACCGGTACTCTATAATCTGCCATTTGTCACCTCCTTAAATCTTAATTTTCTAGTATAAATGTTTTATAGTCAGTATCATAATGTCCAGTTACTTTTTCATTTAATTTATCTACTAAATCTAATTGGTCTTCAATATCGCCCGTAATTGAACCCCAGATAATTGCTTCTACGTCTATTCCTAAACACTTCCAATTAGCTAAAGTATCCGAAGAGTTTTGTGAAGACCAAACATAAAATAAATTTGTATCTAAAACTCTTCTTACGTCGCCTATAAAATTATTTGCTACGGGAAGATTATTATAAGTATCTATACTTTTTCTTAATCTCATTTTTATTTACTCTATAAACTTGCTTTCCATCTTATAGTAAATGCTGTATTACCCGCTACTGTAAAATTTAGAGTAAATCCATTATTATTCATAGAAACTAAAGTAGCTTCAACTTGAATTATTCCAGATGCATTAAAAGCATATAAACATTTATCTATTTTCATATCTCCTCTAAATGTATTACTATAATTACCCGTCCAAGCTGAACAATTTTGATTTAAAAATTCATCTACCCAACCATGACCCTCGCAAAACCAAGTTTTTAAACCGTCATTTTTAGATATAAAAAATTCTATATTAGTTGGTTTAAAAGTTAATTCAGTTATTACGTATAATCCTATAATTAATGGATTAATAAAATAACCAACTTTACATTGTGGTCTTATATGACCTGCCATTACTCCCCCTACGCTGATATAATTGTTTCTTCATTTTAAATTCCTTTATGATAATTCAACTAATACTTGGTCACCGGTTCCTCTTTTAAAAAGTAAATAAACTCTATTGGAATCGTTTGTATCAACCCAT